ATGCAATAGGGCATGTAGTGTTTTGAGACCCCCCCTCCCCCCTTTAAAGAGTGGAAGAAAAAGATCTCAATAACATTACATTAAATAATAAATAATAAATAATAAATAATAAATAATAAATATTTATAAATAAAATAATAAATAATAAATAAACTAATTGTCATCAAACACTAAACACAATTTATCATTAATATCTAATGCATCGAAGAATGCACATAATATGATAAAAGCATTTTGTTCATCTGAAAGTGAATTAGATATTGGTGCTAAGCGAGCCATAAGTTCACATGTATAGTAACCAAGCCTTTCATCTTCTTGTTTCCACAAGTCAAACTGTGTAAGAGGATTATATGGGTTATCGGTAGTACTTATCATGAAGTCCTTGGCCTGCGTAAGGTCATGTCTATCCATTATATTTACCTCCAACACTAGTATAGTTATGAATAGTAGTTACAGATACACCAATGCTTTCAGCTACTTCTTCTGGTGAGTAGCCGTTTGCAATTAGTGCTTTAGCCTGTGCTACTTTGGCATCTGTCATCTTAAGATTACCATTTTCTCTAGGAAGTGCGCGCTCTTTCAATGCATCCATGTCACTATGTAACATAATCTTTTCTGCCATTGTGTTAGTTATTGCACCACTATTGAACGCTTTCCATTCAGCATCAGTCATTACTATTTGATCTTTCTTAGCACCTACAATATCACGAGCTCTAGAAAGGCATCTACCCTTTAACTTTTTAAGGGAGTCGTCATCTAGGTCGGGGTTATCGTGCTCTACTGCCTTCACCATGCTTGCCTGCAGTGCCTGTGCCTTTCTCTCTAGGGGTGCGTTAGCCTCTGCTAATGTGATCTTAGCCTTTAATGAGGCAACTTCTGAGGCGTATGCCTTAGCTGCACTAGGTGAGTAGTCTATCTTCTCTGTCTTAGCTAACTCAAGTCTTGCTTTGTTGCCAAGTCTTTTACATTGATTAGCATAGTTAGCATATGTGATCTCCATTTTATTAGAAGGATCACCAACAAGATCCATAGCATCTTCTACTTCATACATCTTAGTAGACTTCTGCTGATTCTTTTCTTGTACCCAAATGGTTTCGCCTGTTGCTTTGTCTACCTTTTTAACACCATGTGTATCATTGGTAGGTCTCCAAATCTTAGCACCTTCCTCCTTAGTAGGATCATACCATGTCTTACCTTTCTCATTAATAAGGTAGCCTTGTTTACGTTCATCTACTGTAGTTTGCGATGATGCTCTTGATATGATAGTCTTAGCACCTGAATTAGCTGAACCCTGATACTTCTGTTTAAGAGCTGCAATATTATTATCTTTGTATGCCTGCTTGTAGTTAAGTTCATGTTTAACTGCATCAATGTCTACCATTGTCTGTTTAACAACAGATGCTAGTTCATGATCACTAGGACTATGACCAACATACATATCAGTTAATAGGTTTGTATCTTTACCCATCTGAATCTGCTGTGTTCTTTTCTTAACAATAGGTATTACAGGCTTGCCATCGCTGCCCTTAGGTATTTCATATGAGTTAGGATCGAATCCAATAAGTTCATTTATAGGATTACGTGTCTTAATATTACCACTGTTATTAGGTATAACTAAAACTGTATCACCATCATGGTCTGCACCTGACAATTGCGGAGCAACAGCATGATTAATCATAACCGCATCTCTTGGATTAGTACCAATCATTCTCTTTGCTTCAGCATTATTATTGTTAACTATTAATTCAGGTGATTCAAATGGTCCAGCGTATGGATATCTAACAAGGACTACTTTCTCACCATTCTTATAGTTAGGTGCATATATTTCATTTGGCTTAAGGGAATTACATGCTAACAATACATGTGTAGCCTGTCTTGGTAATGCAGCAGCTTTCAATGATACAGCAGCACCATCACACTCATCAGCAAAGTCTTTTAATAACTTAGCTCTGATACGTGGATTAGATATCTGCATTATCTCATCAAATTCCATCTCATGCTTACCATATTGTAAGTCGAGCTGTCTCTTAGCTACTGACACATTCTGCTTAGACAATACCTGTGATGATATAGTCTTTGACCAGTTAGCCCAATCGCCTTCTTCATTTACTATGTTAATAGCTGACTGCTTCATTTTTCCATTTTTATCTGGATAGTCAAACTGTCTAACAGCTGCTCCAAATGGATCGTCATCACTATTTTTATACATAGGTTTAAGTGCTTTCTCAATACCTTTTGACTTACTTTTATTAGACCATACTCTGATGTCACATCCTTCTGGAAGGTTATCATTATATATTGCTACACCTTTACAATATAGTCCTTTAATTCCTGTCTCTGGGTTTTTATAATCAACACCTATTCTTACCTGACAATAATGTCTATCATGTAATGCAAGTTCTGGTACACCTGGACGTATCTCAATCATACCATCCATTGATTCACCACCATCTTCTGCATATACAATCTTTATTCTCTTAGGATCAATAAGCACAGGGTCTTTGCATGTCTTAAATGATATACCACCATCAATAGACCACTTCTGATCAGGGTCTTGATTTAATAATGCTATATTATCCTTATTTGCATTAACCTCTTTCCAAGGTACATCAGGCTTAGTTAAGACTTTAATAGTAGTCTTTTTCCCTGTGCCACCTTGTAATACTTGAACATACTGTACCTTATATCCTTCATCTTGCAATATAGATATAGCATTGTCAAACTTAGTTTTGGTAACACCAAGCATTGCCTCACTACCTTTACCTATATCTATCATGCCATGTCTTTCAACTGATTCTAATATTACATCAGCAGTATTGAAGACCGCTTTCGCTTTACGCTCAGCATCATCCTTAAGTAATTCTCTAACTGATGACTCATTAGGTAATCCCATCATCTTAGCTATAGTTGCTTTACTATAGTTACGTGGGTCGTTAGCTAAGTTTCTAGCTCTCTGTATCTTTTCAAGACGCTCTTCAGCTGAAGCTATTGCTAATCTTTGTCTAAGAACTTTAGTATTAATACCCATAGCAGCTGCAATTTCCTGTTCGCTGTGCCTAGGCTCATGATTCTTAAGTTCTACATAATGAGCTTTCCAGTTACCTAATCTCTGGTATGGTGTTTCACCACTACCCCAAGGATATCTACCTGAACGCTCAAGTACACCAATGTGATCGAATGTTTGTTCATTGGCATCATAGAATGTACCCATGCTTACTCTCCTTTCATGCTCTCTATGAGCTTATCGAAATCTTTAATTTTCTGCATGATGTATTTAATATCAGCGGGATCTGCGTGCTCTTCACGAACTTCGTCGTTCTGATAGATACGCATTATAATTTCGATATCATCTGGCCACACATCATATTCTAAACAGAATAGAGCTGCATATATTTCTAGCTGCTCAAAATGTGTAGGACCAACACCTGTCTTTAAATCATGTATCCTTAACAACTTACCGTCAAAGCAAATAGCATCTGCTGTTCCATAGCAATTAAATGAATAGAATAGCGGCTGCTCTGATTGCATCTTGAAACCTAATGCATCATTAACAAACATAGCTAATGTTGTCTTTGTTCTAGGCATACGTTGTCCTAGTCTAATAGCCATAGATGCAAACTCATGCAACTGGGTTCCTCTTTCTTTTGCCAGTAAGTTCTGGTATGTAGTTCTCATCTTCTCTTCATCATAATTGAGCCAATGATAACTACTTGCGCTTAGAGTGGCGTGTGTGCCCTCTAAGGCTGAGTGTTTGTTCCATCTCATTAATAATATCCTCCTCGTTCTCAGGATATATAAATTTAGCGAAGCTCATCTTATTCATCTTATCTACCCAATAGTCTTGGTTAGGTCTGTGCTTTGCTGACTTGGATTGTTTACACTCTAATGCTGCCCATTTATTTTTATATAAAAAGAGCAAATCAGGAATGCCCTGTTTGTATTTTGGGTCATTCTTTAAAATTATACAGCCTGGATATCTATCTTTTAATTTCTTAATTAAGGCTGTTTGAAAGGCGGATTCAAGCATAAATAGGCAAATCCTATCTTCCTTCCATTATATACGCGATGTTATTTCCGCGAATCTATAAAGAAGCAAAATTTCTTTCATTGAAGTTAGTTTTCTTTGAAAGAGCCTTCTCTATAGCTGCATCAATTGGAGCATCGCTTGTTAAAGTGTAATACATCAAATCAGTAAATGGGGTGTTTACTCTATCTATCCTACCTTTAGCTTGTTCCATAATTTTATAAGAATAGTTATTACTATAAAATATAGTGCTATTGCAAGTAGTACAGTTCCAACCTTCGCACCCAGCAGTGTACTGAACCAAATAAACCCAAGACTTCCAAGTAGGAACAGGATCATGATAATGGCCATTATATTGCGCATATCTTATTCCTTTCTCTTGTAACATATTTTTGATGGCTTCTAACTCATAGTCATAGTTATAGAAGACAATACTTTTGCCAGCTTTCATTACTAGATTATATAAATGTTCTAGTCTGTCTTCTGATTCATTAACTACTCTCCTAATTGTGTAACAATATTTAGCTGACGTTTCAATAGGCTCATCATCATATGGATTCCACCTATCTTTCTGAACAAACAGATACTTGAGTTCATCATACTTACATTTAATGGTGAACTCATGCCTCTGGGCTACTCTGCTAAAGTCCATAGGTATAAGTATCTGCTTTAATAATATATTTAATCTTTCTTCATTTATGTAATGGTCTACCTGAGGCCAATCTACGTGAGTGTTGAATACCACATGCATTCTTAAGAACTCTGTTCTATTCTTATAAAAACCATTAGCTACAAAGACTGGAACATAGTCCATCCATGTATCACCTGGCGTTGCAGATAGTAATATCCAGTTATTAGCTTTTGCTATCTTTATAAATAGCTTAGCCCAACTTCCATTACCTACTACTCTCTGTTCATCGAATATAAAGAATGCATTTTGTACACACTCATATTTCCCTATATTATTCCATGAGTCAACAGTATAGTTTTCTTCCAGTACTTTGAAAGGTCCCATTTCTTTAAACCAGTCCATACTGTCTCTCTTCTTTGCAGTTGTTATTATATAACAATGCTTGTCTGGGTAGTTCTTTGCCCAATAATATAGAGAAGTTCTTGACTTACCAGAGCCGACTCCACCACATAAGATGGAGCCGTTACGCAATTTATTAACTGCTATTCTCTGGTGGTCATACAATGACACGTTCTCTAAGTGTATCATTATTTAAATGGTACTTCATTAGGACCTGCCATATACTTTGCTTCAAATGGGTCAACTTCAAGGTTAACATAGAGACTCTTAACATAAGCCTTTACACCTGTGTTACCATTAACTTCCCAATTATATGGCCTGATAACAAGGTCGCAACTGATAATGTCAGCGAAGTCAAGTCCACCTACTGTAGCTTCAGTAAGTTCTGTCATAATTCCATTTGCTACCGTTGTAATCTTAGGAGGGATATTACCAAACTTAACAGATACCTGCATGTATGGCTGTGGAGCCTCTCCTTCTTCTCTTGGCTGGAGTTCTCTAATATTCCAACCATCGGCCTTTAACTTATCAGCAAGCTCAGGATCAAGAACAACACAGAAGTTTCTATTGCCAGCTGCATTGAACTTGCTCTCCTTTCCTGCAAAGTTTCTAAATATTAATTTAGCATTCTCAATAACAATAACATCATTAACCATTATTAGGTCCTCCTATAAATTCATTAAATGGTACATATTGTTCAATCATAGATATAGCATCCTGCCTCTCTTTGTCCCAATATGACTCATCAATAGTTACTTTCATCTCTGGTATCTTAGCATACTCTGTTAGTTCCCAAAGATATCCTTTTGCACCAGTGGCTGCATCATACTTGTCAGTTCTGTCATTATACTTAGTTAATTCTTTTCCGTTAACTGAAGGTACGAATGATCCAACTTTACCGACATATTTCTCACCAAGCTTAAGGTGAGTCTTAACCTCAAAAGTAATAGCTTGGTCTTCAATGGTGACTTCTTCTCCAGAGAACAGCTTCTTAAATACTGCAGGTCTTTGGAATTCCTTTCCTGTAGCGGTCCAATGGCCATCAGAACTATCTTTCGCAATATATTGAGCTTTATCAATGAGAAGTAGCTTTTCATAAGTTGCTTCGTGCTCGAAAGTATAGCCATACTTCTTTCCAAAGTCGCATACCTCCTTAATTATTTCAGTAGTGGCATTAGGTATCTTTATCGAATCTGTCTTAATGTGAGCGACTGTGAACCCTCTCTCTTGTACAAAGTGCTTAAGCTCGACCATAAAGAGACTACCTCGTTTTGCCACAATATTGTCCTTATTGCGTGGATCTCTGAGTTGGTTCTCGAACTTAGCACTCGTGAGACCATATACAGAGTTGATTGCGATCTTAAGAGCAAACGCAAGGTCCTTACTATTAGCCATGTCTGGAGTGAGGAAAGGTTTGAGCTTACCGTCCAAGATAAGGCAAGCGTTTCCATAATCCTTGTGCTTAACGAGTATTCGTGCATCAACGAGATCTTTAAATCTTTTTGTGTACGGACCAAACATGTTAAGCGCAATAAGAGAATGCGGGTGCATAGAGGCAATATCCAATAAGGCAACATTTGTGTAGTAACCAGGCTCTGAATATACATAGCCGCCTTCTCCTAATTCTTCATCTCTGTATGTGCTCTTACCATGGTCAAATTTATACCCAGGAAATTCAGTACTAAGATCAGTATAAATATAGCTTTCATTTGCATGCTTATCTCCTCCTGTTATAATCTGGGTTGTATGAGCATTTGTCGAAGAGTTCAGTGGTAAACCAGATATTGCTGCAAGAATTTCTCTTCCTCTGAAATCATCAATTAAATGACAGAGAACTGCACAAGTAGCCTTAACATCATTTACACAATAACTACTTACTTCCTGCCAATGTTCTTCAGGCAGATCCTTATCCCACGCATACTCATTTTCAATATGAGCTATTCCTAATTCAATCTCCCATTTCTTTAGAGACTGTTTCGTGTTGGCCATATCATAAATATCAAAATAACTAAGATTATAAGCTTCAATAAATCCATGCCAAGCATCGTCAAATATGAGTCGTTGTGATACTTCATACGTCTCCTTATTAGTATACCCCATAAGTAACGCGTACAGTATATGGTTATCATACCGCCTATTATTATAGCCAATAATATTGTATCCATTTACGAATGCCTCTACTGTCTTAACATCTGGATTCCATATTTCATGTACTTTTCCTATTATACATTCTTCATATGGTGCTCCTGCTAAGAACTTATCTTTATCAAACTGACACCAATTGAGACAGTTCCAGTTAGGGAATACTTCCACATCAAATATAGCCCAAGGTTTCTCAGACTGCTCTGGTGTAGGTTCTGTCTCACTTCTGAAGTGCATCTTCATCACTAATTCCTGGCAGTATGGTGCATTATTTGTAGAACTTGAAGCGAACTTCCATACGTCTTTCTTCATATCCTCTATATCATACACCATGCCAGACTTATATGCTTTCTCCAATCCAGCATACATATAATCTATTTCTGGCTTAGTACTTCCATGATGCGCCTTAGCCAAACATTTCTTAATAAAGTTTCGAAGATGCTCTTGATCTTTAAACTGATCAAAGTTAATCATCTTTTCCTCCTTAAGCTTTAACATCCCAGGTCGCAAGCTAGCAATAGGTTCTCTATTGCATCTGCTAACGCGCCTTCTGAGACTGGATTTGCCTGTGAAAACCTTAACCTCAACGTCTGATGAGATACGTCGTTCGAGAGATTTAACATCATCTCCTGTGTAGTAGTAATGCAAATGGATTCCACTACCAGATTTGGATGTTTCTGCATAAGTCTTTGGCCAAGCACTTGCCAAAAGTTTGTTTCTTCCAAAATCTTTTTCTCCTTTCTCATTCTTTGCATCAAAGTCAATTACTATTTCGTTTATAGGCCATCCCACAGCCTCGCCGCCAACAAAATGCTCTCTAGATGTGTCCAGTTCCCCAAGTCTGCTGCTAGCATATTCCCAAGAAGTATCTGGGGTTCCGTTGGCACTGCTGTAGCAGGCAATACAATTTTTATGGGCTTCATCAAACAGGCATCCCTCTGCTCCTGGTTCTTTAAGATCGAGCCAATCATCCATTGCCGTCTGTTCTGTGGGTCCTTGCTTAGCGGATAAGTGAAAACCTCTGAAGACACTATATTTACCTCCACTTCTTTCATGAAACTCATCAAAATAGTTCTTCAAACTTGTTGCTAACGAGTTTCTATTAATCTTACTATCGAATCCTATTTCATGACAATATTCTTTCCAGCATGTCCAAGCTTCTGTTAGAGTTACCTCTGATTGTTCTGACCATTTGTCAGCCATCTCGCTAACAAAGTTAAATATATAGTCAGTTCTTCTCATAAACTCAACAGGTTCGTAATACCTATAATAGTCTCTACCTAATTGTGAATATATACTGAGACATTTAGATGCTATACCAGGAAGTTCATTCTTTATACTTGCCATAAGCATATTATATCTATCCATTGGTATAGGGTTTCGTATATCTTTAGTCTTTACATCTATAATTCTTCGAACAAGACCTGAACTAGAACTTGTTATTCTAACTGGTAAGTTAGTTGCTATCCACATCTGAGCTATAGGGGACATTGAATATTGTGCTTTGTTCTTTTCATTGATAATAGTATTGCCATGAGACGCTACAATATTTAATAGAACATTTGTCTCTATCTTTGACAAGTCACCATCGTCATCTATAGCTACTAAAGGATTAGTCCTAAATGGAGCTAATGAGAACTGGTTACCTGTGTTACCCAATTGCTCAGCTGAGAACGCAACAAAATATCCATTGAACAACTCTCTTATTATATCTAATATAGTTGTCTTACCTGTACCAGGCATACCATATAGAACAAACATTTTCTGTAACTTAGTGGAATCACCAGAAACTATTGAACCAATCCCCCATAGTATCTTTTCTGCTTCTTCTGGATCATATAGACTTGATATGATCTCATCAAAGCATGGGCATGGAGTATCATCTATATCATAATTTAGTCTTTTAGTACAGTGATCTTCCTTACGAGTCTTCTGAGACATAAATGTTAACTTAGAATCAGTAGGTTCACCTATGTCAGTATATAATCTGCAGTACTGTATGAAATCGTTCCATACTCCAGATCTATTACTATCTGCTTTCTTTATAAAACCATGTACATCTTTATTGTAGGCTAACTCTTCTACGGACGCATCAATCAATTGACCCATACGCCATCTTTCTGTCGTCCATATATTGTTAGACTCGTCCCATATACATTTAGGAGCTCCACCCTGTATCATAAGATCTTTAGTGCATATTGTGTGACGGAATAAAGGCCAGATATAAGTGCCCCTGTTTTTGGATTCGACAACGTCAATATCTACAAAATCTAGCATTTCATTTTTATACCTCCTTTATAAGTTAAGTGTGTGAAATTTTATTTTTTTTCATATTTATATTTCCTTTAAAGTTAAGTGTGTGAAATTTTTTTTTTTTCCTATACTTATATATATATTTAAAATTTTAAATTTTATACGCAAGTAAAGAAAAATAATTTTTATCACACTTAAAGGTCATTTTTTGGCAATTTTACCCAATTTTAGTGTTTTTTTGAACTACTAATATGATTTTTTAAAAATTTCACACACTTTCGAAACTCCTTATCATCCAATAAACGTTCATCTGCTTCCATAAATCGGTAATAGTAGCATCGTACGTACCATCTTTAATGAACTTTTTAATAATGTCATCACTTAGAGGGAATAGCGAACCTGCCCCAGTCTGGTCATAAAACCTATTATTAACTATATCAATGGCTGCCTTTAGCTCCAAAGGAACAAAGTCATTTTCAGAGTTTACCACATACGTATACACTCCTAAATTATACATCATATCTCTAAAGTAATACGCAGGTGTATATTCACCTGTGAATCTATAGTAACGTCTGCATAAATCTACCATTACTTCCAATAAATTTACCACTTCTTCGTCAGCATCTGTGTTACCTCCATAGAACTCTCGTCTCAAGTTCCTCGCATTCTCAACAGTATTGTCCTCATACTTTATAGAACTGTCAAAAATATAAGGCTTGTGATATAAATAATCTACCACAGCCTTATAATCTGTCATTTCTACAATAGAGCATAGCCAACGAAGATACCTTGATTGTGATCTCCGTGTTGTCATTGTTACTCCTTTCTACAAATATACTCTATAATATCTTTTATTAGTCAATCTGAATTACCTCGTAATCTGTCTTGAGCTCCTGGTTACGTACGTAGATTCTGTTAGGGTCTTCAGGATCTGAGCCAAACCATGTGAGAGCCATCCATGAAATACTCTTATCTATCTCTACTTTAGCGCCTTCCTCGTCTTCGAGTCTCTCCATCATAGGATAGTAGAACACTGCCATCTTTCTGTAGGCCTGGTCCTGTGTGAAAGTAGTATTAGAGATTTCGTACGGAGCCACTCTACCGTTCTTATCAGGCTGGTGAGGTTCTACGTACCATTCTGGAGTATCATCAATCTCTTCTAAGGCTGGCATTACCCAATTACTCTTTTCCTCTTCTTCCTTAAGATTATGTCCGCCATAGCTTACATGAGGAATATCCTCTTCTTCTACTTCAATACCTTCCTCATCGAGAATATTCTTAACCATCTGGCGATACTCGTTATCAAAGTTCTCTTTTTCCTCTTCAATTGCTTCAGCGCACTCTCTCTTATCAATGTCGTACTTTGTTTCCATACGATTCTCCATTGGAGTGCCCTTGATGTGCTTTTCGTAATAATCGAAGATGTTATCTTCCTTAGCTGCGTCATACATATCTCTCATTGACTCAACTGCTGCATCTTTTTCATTCTTATATGTCTGGATTACGTTAAGCATCTGTGATCTATTAGCTTCCATCGCTTCTACTGTTTCTTCGAGAATGTCGATTCTTTCCTTAGCATCTGTGAGTTGGTTCTCATAAACCTCAGCAAGGCCTTCGGCCGTTCTCATTTTATTGTAGAAATAAATTCCTGCAGCAACTGATGATGCTGTTACAGCTGCCATTATTATTGTCTTCTTATCCATTATTTGTTTCCTCCTTTAGAATATGATTCTTTACTACCTGCGCTCTCTGCCCATGCCTTTCTTTGCTCTTCGCAATAAGTTCCATCCATATTATACGAACATTTCGCGCATTGTGTTTTAGAGCATTCACATAGCTCTCCTGTATGTACGTTTACAGCTATATACTCTGGGTTCGTTGCTAGGTCAACAATCGGCATCTTATATTCCTCCTTTAGTAAATGTCCAACCATCTAGAATCATTGACTCAATTATAACTAACTCTCTACAGTTAGCTGAATGATTGTATGGGCAATCTGCACAGTCAGCAGTTGCACAATAAGTACAAGCATTGTTCGTATGCTTGTCGATAATTTCTATAAGGTCTTTATATAAATCAGCATTTAGCATACCGTATTTTGGCTTTTCCTTGTACTCGCTCTTTGCCCATGCCTTTCTTTGGTCTTTACAACAAGATCCATGGACATAGACATTATTAAACGCGCAATCCGCGCAATGTGTTTTAGAGCATGCACATGGCTCTCCTGTATACATGTTTACAGCTATACTCTCTGAGTTCGTTACTAGGTCAATAAGCTGCTTATTATACTTCTCTGAATTCTGCATCTTCTATTCCTCCTACTTCTCTACCTGTAATCTTATCTTCACCCTGAAGGATAATCCTCAATGCTGGTGTCGAATAGTTACGATTACCTGCTTCAACCTTTGTTATAATTGATTCTATTGACGCTATAGGTCTGTCCTCTAATATCTTAGGAATAACCACAAGCAAATCAATAGCATCTGAGTCGATCATAAAGCATGGCCCAAAATCCTTATGATTAATAAGTGTGCCATCATTAGGTTCGTCCATTGCTTCTTCCTCGACAGGATAAAGGACCTGAACTCTTTCGTCAGGCCCCATTACAAATAATAAATCTCCTAGGTTCATTACCCCTCCTATTCAACTTTTGCATCTTTTGCATCTATTATGATATCTTGTTTTAGTTCTATTAGATCATTTTCTATCGCCCAATTAACAAAGCCAGTTACTCGGCAATATTTAAAATGTACGAACTTGCAATCTGCGCATACTGTATTACCGCATACATTATCTACGTAGAAGTTAACTAATTCGTCCATTGTGGTATCCTTAGGCAATTTAAATTTTGGTGGGAAATATTCCTGTTCTGCCCATTTAATTCTGCACTCTCTGCAACACATGTATTCTGCTTTTTCACCGATACTCTCGGATAATTTGCACGACAAACATGGTAATTCATGACACGCCACTGGAGCACCATATTCATCAAGACCAAATGTGTCGCATCCTTCAACACATATTTCATTAATTTTGTCTGCAAACTTATCTTTATTCTTCATCGTCCGTACCCTCCTTTGGAATCTCAGTAGGTAATGGCATTCTCTCATCCACCTCTGCTGTGTCATACTGATCAGTTCTAAAGTCTGCTATATCTGACATAGTGTATGGTGGAATCCAATTCTTATCTTGCTCCATAATACCTTCAAATATAATCTTTCTAACTGACTGGATGTTTAACTCTAGGTCTGCTGGGAATATACCGCCAATGCATTTACCGTTTTCTTCCACGATCCATTCAAGAGCTAGGACTTTTGTGTCAGGTGATATTGTCCATCTAACCTGGAATGCGTCAATCTTTTTCTGTCCAAACAGAGTTAATAGGACATCACCAATAACTTCTTTTACTGTATACATTATTCTTTTCCTCCTTTACAATTCCGAAGTAGACTGACAGTATAGTCAGTACTACTCCTAAACCAAAACCTACTATTAATCCTAATACTAACCATACTGTCTCATCCATACTTAATATCCTCTTATCATATGTCTAATTTCTTCAAACTCTTCAATTGCCCAAAGCGTCTGGATATCTATCTCTTCATCATCAGACGCCGATGCAGGGTACTTCGCACTTTATTTTATCCCAGATGATTCCATCAACGTTGAAATCAAGCAACGCCACAGCCTCATAACCATTGATGAATCGTCGTGCAGCTTCAGAGTGGCTATTTTCAAGCCCGAAGTCGACTTCATTATCACCGTAACCGAGACACCATCCGACAATAGCCCCAGCCTGTGTACGTGGCATGCCGAGTTCATCAAATACTTCATTAAGGAATAAATGGCCGTTCGCGTGGAGAAGGTTGTTGCATCTTGCCTGTGCACTATATAATAATGCCTTATTCGCCTCAGGATCTTTAGTCCATTCGGTACTTGATGCATCGAAGAAGAAACTATATGGTGACCCCGAGTTAAGTGAAGCACCGAGTTCTGGCGTATACTCGACAGGTTCCTCATCCTTCTTAGGTTTAGGTACGTAACCGAGTGCATACTTTTCATCCTGTTCTACTCCTTTATCATCTCTAACACGCTGTCTATATGCTGCAAATGATGCTGCTAGCGAAGAGTAAGCGGCTGCTGCTGCTACGTATCTAGACTTCTCAATCTTAAATCCTGATGTCGATAGTGCTGCACCTGCTACTTCCAATGAAACAGCTGGAATATAACAAGCTATTGTCTTTGCCGCTAAGTTCAGAGATTCCTTCTTTGTTGGAATCACTACCTCGCCCTCGTCTATCTCTCTTTCTGCTAACTTGGCATTGAAATTGTCCTTTACCTTTCTTGCCTTCTTCTCTCCTGCGATCGCTACTGGAACGGCTGCTGCCTGACACGCTAAGCCTGCGCCGAATAAGATTTCTGGCTTGTAAAGTGCCAAAATATTCTTTATTTTTGTAAAATCCATTAGTGTATTTCCTCCTCTACATATCTATCAATTGCCGACTCAAAATCGTCATAACCACACTTAAGATACCAAGCTATAAACTTCTTCAATATAGACTTGGTTCCACTTCTCCTCATTGCTAGATTACGCTTCTTAGTTTCATTGAACTTTTCTTTAGCTTCGTAATCCAGCATTTCTTTACTCACCAATGGTGCTAACATTTTCTGCCTCCTTCCTTAACTCTTCTGCCCTTGCTATAATCTTTCGGCTATATGGACTAGAATCTGCATAAACACGTCCTGCATTGTATTTAACCAGTGCCCTATTCCAATCACCGCATTCTTGATAGCAATCACGCAATAATACGCTGCACCATCCAATATTACCATATGGTTCATAAATGTTATAACCAGCATCTTTAGCCTTCCTTTCCCAGCATTTATGAATCTGACACAAACCAAAGCAATTACCTGCCTTGTTTATTGCTGTATAATCATTGCCTGACTCAGTTTCTATCAGCGCTAAGACTATATATGGGTCAATATTCATTGCTGTGCTACATTCTACTACGTGCTCCTTATATTCAATTGGTAGCTCTGCTGCTTTTACATTAGCACATGATACAATAACTGTCATCATTGCTACTATAACAAATAGAGCTATAGCTAACGCTACTTTCTTTATTGTTGTTTTATTATACATTACGCCTCCTTAATCTTCATTATGCATCTTATATGCATGACCAGTTAACATCTTTATTAATTTTTTAGCTCTACTACCACTCAGATAAGTTGGACCGGCGATGGTTCCTACTTCCGGCTCTACTTCCCATATTGTTAATAGTGTCTTATACTTTTTCTTTGCACCACGAAATATAGTAGACTCTTCTAACATATCACAATTACATTGAGGACGGGGTTCCTCCTTTCTATAATTTGAAATCGAGAAATAGTGTGGTTTCAAATCATCGCCGTTATCGTCCAAGATTGACTTGAATGTGCGGCCCATGAGTAAACGATACCATTCGTCTGCTTCCTGGTCGACCGTGCAAACTTCAACGTGTTCACCCTTGTGCCACTTTGTAGAATTGCTTCTTGCTTTTTTACTAAGACCTACAGCATATGCCATAGGAATGATTCCATCTACCGAATCCATATAGTCAAGTGTTACTTTAATTACATCGTACATAATATTATACCTCCTTAATCCTCATACATTGCTTTCACAATCCCTCTTTTAACTTGAGGGTTTTTGCCATTGTATGCTCCTCTTGGTAATGGGTTTTCTTTTTTACCCTGTATACCGTCATATCCTTGTCCATTCCATGAACCTGTGCCTGTTATTTGAGCACACGTACAAATACATTCCGTATAAGGGCAATCTAGACATTCCAAACCATCTCCTTTTTTACAAGGGTGGTCTGTATACGCCCAGATTGCCCCTCTATCCATTTTATTTAAGTCCTCAGGTATAATATACTGTCCATATTCATTTTTTTCGAGGGCTTTAATTAAACTATTAGCTTTCGCTTTTGAAATTGTGTTTGCCATTGCCTCTACCTCCTTAAAATTACATACTAGATACTTACTGGCTGTGGTAAATGAAGGATAACTGTTTCAGCCGTGTATCTTGTCTTACTAAATCCCTGCATCGTAGTCCATCCATAATTTTCATCCATACAATCACTCGAGATCCCCACCCACTGCTTTACCGCAGCCACAGGGCAGCGTCCGTACGCTTGTATATGTTCTGCTATTTTCTCCAGAACCACGTCTGCATCTACTTCTACTAACTCCATATCTCCTAAGCCATGATTAGATGCTGCTAAGCTTCTCTTAACTGGCTGCTGAGCTCCATAAGCTCCATGATAATATGAAGATGACTGTCCGTACTGCCATGTGCCTGTTCTTGGAACATTTCTAGTTTCTCCATAACAAAGCATCTGGATTGCGCCTGTCACCATAGATACTGCTGTATCTTTTACTGCTGGCAAGAGTACGTCCTTTAAAATATATGATCCGGCTGTTTTAAAAGCATCTGCTGCTTTATCTGTAGCCTTCTTTTCAACTTCCTTCACAGGCCCCTGGATAATCGGAGCCTGTGTTGTCTTTTTACTATTACTAGGATAATTAGGAATCTGAGCCATTCTTATTTCCTCCTGCTAATGCTGCTATAAATATTAAGAACAAGTATGTGCATATCATTACTAGTCCAATAAGAACAAGAATCTTAATGGCTAACTCAAGTACACATAACTTTACTGCTGCAATTGCTAATCCAATTAATACAAAGAAATATAATAATGCTGCTAACATTTCTTCATCACTCCTCTCTCAACCATGAACTTCTCAATCATATTATCTGCTAATTCGCATGCCTCTGCATAACGATCACCTTTTACGAGTGCGTCTATTCCATAATAGAACTCTGCTCTTTCATGTAAATATCCTCTAATAGCTACTAGATTTGCAGCATAATTAGCTGCGTTACCTGATATGAACCTTTCCTCGTCCATAAAAAACCTCCTTAATCAAAGTACTGATATCTTGGTTCTGGTCTGTTAAAGAAGTCCAGTGTACCAATAATCTCATTCTTATACGCGCCATCTGGAATCATTGTTGTATCACAACATATCTCAATACCGCCAGTTGTTTCGATGTTCCATCCGATTTCCTGTGCAATCTTAGGCATCATATCTTCATTGATACCAAGGTCACATAGAAGTTCCCAGTAACCATAATAATGTTCTGAGAGCATTCTTTCATTTGCATCGTTAACAATTGCTCTGATTGACTCGTAGTCTGATACAAACATGCATCCTGTTACTTCTTCTCTCCAAAGCTGTCTTGCTCCAGATAATACGACAGGTGCTGAGTTGCCTTTCTTATCTAACTTAGATATCTCTTTAGCGTGCATCTCCTGTCTGATTTCTTCTTCTTTCTTCTCACCTAGCTTTTCTCTCACTGTCTGGATGTAGTTCTTTCTCGCCGTTTCTGAAATCTCCCATGCAGCAGTTAGGGCTACCGCTCTTTTTGTCCCTGCATGGCACGCCGCCACTTCGAAGGCAACGGCCGCACCAGTGGTCAGGGCAATTGGTAATACGTTTGGTGTTAAATCTTTCAAGACTGTTTTCCATGATGATTTCGCCTCCTTATGATAATCAATTTTCTTCTGTATTGTTGGAGCTTCTGCATATGTAGCTCCTACAGCGCCTACTGTTGATGCAATAGCGCATCCTGTTAATATCTGCTGACTATTTTTTCCGCAGAAGTTTACTACTTTTTCTGTAACGTCCTGGAAACTCATGCTCCTACCTCCCTAAGAAATCCTCTTCCACATAACTTTTCTTCAAGCTCTTCTAGAATCTCTATCTGTGCATCTCTTCTAGACATTGCTATCTGATTATTGCATTCAACTGCATTATCATATGCTGCACTAACTTCGAGCATTAGGCAATTCAGTACACATGATAATCTTTCTTCTGACGTTACTGGTTCTACCAGCTTTACTTCTCTAATCGCACTACTCATTATTAGTACCTCCTTTCAACATCTTATTACATTTCTTAATCATATCATGAACCATCAGATCACAATAATAATGTGTCTGATTTGGGTCAGCATTCCTCTTCGCTTCCCCCTGCCAATATTTCAGACTCGCCTCCGCCGAGATTTTGTCTTTTGGCCATCTTACATCCTGTGTTGTATCCATTAAAGCCTCCTCTAACAATGTCGCCTACGTATGAAGCGTAGTCCGCCGAAATCTTACCGCTAACTAATGTTGTTGAGATGTTGATTACACTCTTGATTGACTTGTATGTCTTTTCATCCATAGCCATTCCATCACATAATTTATCAACTCCAGCGGAAATCAAGAACTTCAGTCCTTTTTTAATACTTAATCCAGCTATAACTGCTACTGCGGCTTCCGTTAAATCGCATACAGCGGCTTGTTTTTGTGTTAATTCTACTGTTTGCTCCATATTATTCCTCTCCATAAAATATAATTGCCCAACCTATTCCAGCAACAACAAGTACTATTACTGGCCACCAACAATCCAAATTACGTAATATAGTGTCACCAAACATATTAAATACCTCCTAATATATCATATAAACACCTCATAACGCATGCAAACATAGCCATTACGAATGATGCCTCAAGTGTGTCAAAAGAACTATATCTATTAAATAATGTATTCTTATAGTTTAACACACAAGTTGCTATTGCAAACACAATTGCTAAGCTTACGCAAATAACCTCAATAACACGACATAATACTAGCATTTTATCTTGTCTCCTTTTCATCATATAATTCCTTAACACTGTCACGTACAATACCAGCAAAGCTACCATCTTCTATTACTTCGTACGTATACTCCCATAAGCCTTGCCAGTATGTTAAGTCTTCAGTCAGGCCTGCGTTAGTCTTTAGCTGCTCCTGAACCTCAGCTTCTTTCTCGGCTACTATTGGTTCATAATAATCTTCAGCTACCTGATATCCTATTAAATAGGAAAGAACTAATAAACCAATACCTACCAAAATACTTACTACAGTTACCATAATCTTACCACTCTTGCTCATAATCTTTTCCTCCTTTCGCAAGACAAAAAGCCTATGAGCTGTTGCCCATAGACTTGTGAACAATTACTGTTCGTCATTAGTTGTTCCATCTACTTCTGCTTCAAGTCTCAGAAGTTCTTCTAATTCTGGATCGTCAAACATATCATCGATCTCATCGACTGCAACAGATTTAGCTCCATCTGAGAAGCCTTTCGTGTAGATGAGTATTGATCCGCCTACTACAGTTGCTGCCATTGCAATCTTCTTACCGATTACTACTGGTTTGCTGTTCATAAATTTACCAATCTTCTCTCCTAGTTCGAAAGCCTTCTGATTAACCTTCTTCTCTTCCATGTCAAATTCCTCCTCAAATAATTCGTCGTCTTCTTCCATCATCTTTTCAAGATCTTCCATCTTAATATCAGCCATAATAATTTCCTCCTTAAATGACTTAATGTAATATAGTTTCATTATAGCACGTGTTTTTTTCGCGAACAAAAAATAAAAGAAGAATAGCGCGTGTGCGCTACTCCTCGTCTATACAAAACTCTGTTCCTATTACTTTTGTTAATTTGTTCCAACCTTTCATAAACTTGTTATCAACGTTACCTGTTGCTGCCATTGTGACTGCAGGTGCGTTTACTATTACTTCTCCAGCTGCGCATTTAGCGATTCCTGTTAAGATACCTACTGGTCCTTTCTTCTTATAATCTCTAACTACTACTGCTGTTTCAAGTGCTAGTACTGCAAATGCTCCATAATTAACTCTAACTGTGTCATTGATTACTATTCCTTTTTTAGTCGCTTTAAACATAATTAATTCCTCCTATAAAAAATGAGTTTTTAGTTTCATTATAGCATGTGTTTTTTCCGCGAAAAGAGAAAGCGCGTGTGCGCTTCTCCTTAACATATTATTCTCATTACAATGTAGAATACTGCAAGTGCAATTAATAATTCAATCAATAGTACTCACCTTCTTCACTAGACCAATCATAATTCTTATCTCTCTTAAGCCTCTGCTCAGCTTTGTATTCATCATACGCTGCTCTACGCATAATAGCCTTTTCAGATACTAATTCGTCATGCTCTTCTTCAAATTCAAGTTCCATATTTCTTTCTAATAATTTACTCATGCTAAATTCCTCCTATAAAAATGAGTTTATATTTCATTATAGCACGTGTTTTTTACGCGAAAAAGAAATAGCACGTGTGTGCTACTTCTTATTTACTTTCTTTTCTACTTTCTTTGTTTCTTTTTCAACTGTGTCAACTGCTTTCTTAGTGAATAAACCACAAATACCTTTTACAAGTATAACTGGTAGACTAAGGATAAGCTTAATAATCTTCCATACTGCTTTGAGTATAAGTATTGCTAAAACTACTAATACTACTATTAATATGATTCTTACTACTGATAATCCTAATCCAATTGTTAATAATGTTTCTGTATTCATAATATTTTCCTCCGTAAAATGAGTTTTTAGTTTCATTATAGCACATGTTTTTTACGCGAAAAGAGAAAGCGCATGTGCGCCTCTCTATTGAACAATTCCTTTCGTGAGTTAAACTCGACCTTTAGTAACAAATGATAAAGCTTTCGTGCTTATAACATTCCTCTGTTCGTAGATCATTATTGCTCCGATTTCTGCTAGGCTTAATATTGATGGCCAAAGCTTGTTGATATCTAATGAGTTAGTTGTTTCTTTAAACTCCTGCTTTATTTTGATATATGTTTCTGCTTTGCCAAGATAATAAGCGCATTTCAATTCGTCGTCTGCCTTGTCTGCTAACTGATTCAATTTTACTATGTGCTCGTCAATAGCTTTTAATATTTGTCTTTCTTTTCTAGTCATAATTAATTCCTCCATAAACAAGGTTATTAGTTTCATTATAGCCTATGTTATTGACGCGAAAAAAATATAGGGCTTGTACTTTTTGCGTACTACTCAGGTGCATATCACACTACGCCTATATTGAAAATCCGCGGGAGTCGAACCCGTATCTCTTCGAATCCATCAAAAGTGTTTTCCCAATTAAACTATTCATTTCATTATAGGGTGTGTTTTTTACGCGAGGACACACCCAAAACCTCTAGTTCTTTACTGCTCGTCCGAAACCTCTAGTTCTTTACTGCTCGTCCGAAACCTCTGGTAAGCCTGTAGCTACACTGTTAAGTAATGACAAGAGAGCTGCCACACCAGCTACAGATGCTATCTTAATCCAGTCTACATCTTCAAATCCTACTCCAACTGCTATCATTGAAATAGCTGACTGAGCAAATGTACGAATTGCACGTACTCCTGCTGCTTTCCAAAATTCTACGTTCTTCATAAAGAACACCTCCTTATTTAAATATAAAAACAATAACTGCTGATATTAGTGCAGATAATATGTATCCTACAATTTTAGTAGGCTGCTTTTCCAATGCCATAACTCGGTTATCAATTGAGTCAATACGCTTTTCCATTGCTTTCAATGTAGCGTTAATACCTGCAAGTGACTCTGCCATATCCGTTAGGCTCTCGATAACTTTATTGTCATCCATATTAAGGCCCATTATCGTGTCCTCCTTTCTATCTCATTATAGATAGTTGGCGACTTAGCGCCGACACTTACGGTGAAGAAGTCATCATCTTTGTTTATATTAACACCTAGAACACGTAAGTTAGTGTATATTTCACCATTTCTCATCTTAATAACAGCAGCTTGACCTGGTCTAATCTGCCATTTATTAATTACTGTTGATGGTACATCATTAGATATCTGTATATCAAAGTTAGCTGAACTGTCTATCTTTGGTATTACATCTTTACACATCTGCTTCAAACTGTCAGACGTGTATACTCCAATGGTTGTCTTGAGTGAATCTCTAGTAGCTACCATAGGTATTACTGGATTCTCTATTGGTTCCATTGGAATGTTGTTACGGCTTGATACTCCTCCATTGAATCCTGAGCCATTAGCACTACTTAAAGGAGCCCATCCTCCGCCTACCTGCTGTAATGTATCAGTTGCTCCGTGATATATTGCTGCAGGGTATTGTTCGTCATCTACTATACATGTACGGAATGGATCACTAGGATAGATTACATTACCGTTAGGATTATTACGTGTGTAGCATTCCCATTCTTTGTCATTCTCTGGACCATAATCTGCTGATATAGCTCCTACTGTATTCTTATGGACTACTACATCATAGTTATTATCCTGTCTACCAATAGATGTTATTCCTGATATATAAGGATCACTTTCGTCTATACGCAAGCACCATGATAACTGATCTATAGGAGCTAAACTAACTGCATCATCATATTCCAATGGCGGTTTACTATAAGCGTCCGTTATAGAGAATGCATAGAAACCTTGGTATGGAAATGTTCTATTTAACCGGTTTAACTCAAATTGGGTTAATCCTGTTGTAGATGGCGAATACATTAATGTAGCAGCTGATCTAGGCAAGTAAGCCTCAGCACTGGATAGAGCTGTTGGTTTACTAATAGGATCTGTTGGAACTACATTATACAAGCCATACAAATCATTTCTAGTCGTTGTGTTAATTCTGAATAACTCATTAGCTATTCTATACCCGTGATCATAGTCCATCGCTACTATTTTAAAACCAATAGATGCAAAGAACAGTGGCTTACTTGTTGATTGCTTAGTCAAGAATGGCTGAGAACCACTAGATTGAGAAGCCATATTAGTAAAGTTACGTATAACTCGCATTGACTCCATATCAGCATAACGAGCACCCGCTTTGATTGACTCATTATTCTGACTGTTCATAAGGTTTATGGTTTGTTTAACCCATCCACCACCAGAAGCAGTCGTATGAGCAAAGTCAAATTTGTAGTTCTCATTACTGCTAGTGTATATGGTGTTTACATTTACACTAGTGTTAGGTGTGTTGTAATCCTTAGATACACGATAAAGCCAAGATCTGTCAATTGTAGCGCTACGTGCTAATGGGGCAGTGCTTCCTAATAAGCCTTCACTATTATAGTTATTATCGTATATGACAGGTATAACCATAACGTGTTTGTCATCGTACCATTGCTTTAATCTAGACCATAAACTAACAGATTCTATTTGTTTTGAACCATTACCTAATCCACCATAGCATCCTGGTAGGTCAGCTTGTGATATATCTTTTCTCTTAGTACCATAATAGGTAGTTCCTCCATCCACAGTAACTTTACTATGATATATTCCAAGAGAAGTAGCATCGAACATATAGTCAGGATCATGCATACCAAGACCCATCAATGTCATAGGACAATCTATGAGAATATCTTCTTTCTTACCATTACTCCACCAATGTGAATCATAGTCAAGTGTATTAGCATATCCAGTTGCTGGAGCAGTTCTTCCTCTAGTAGACAAACTATTATTCTTATTCCAATAAACAGACGGAATGGCTGTATACAGCATCATGTCGAATGTTGTACCCCAATCGTTCATTCTAATGTATGGATAAGACATAAGTTTAGGTGTCTGCCCGAGGGCGTATTCCATTGAACGAACTAATGACAGTATTGTATTACAGTCCAATAATGCATATGTTGGGTTACTAGAATCATCCAAGCTTCCTTGGTATACTGTTCCGCCTCTTAGTGTTGTCCAATCATAATAAGGAAATACTCCGTCATAATCTATTACAGAGTCTTTATCCAATAATGTAAGGATATGTTTTGCAGTTATTTCGCCGCCTTCTATATTAGTTATTACACCAACATAGAATGCACTAGTACGTAGTGGTATAATGTCAGAACCATCGCACTTAGTAACATAAAGATAATCTCCAAGCTTAGGTTTCTGGTAGTCGTATGACTTACCAACCGTTAATGGTGTTCTATTTTGTGTTTTTACATTATCTTCATGTAAATCCTGTATATTGAATGTAGAAGCATCTGTAGTAAGATATTCTGCGTGTATTTCATAATCATTGCATGGATAACGTCCTATAACAAGGTTACTAGAATTATCAACAATATTAACAACAATGGATGACATCAAATTATAGTTCTTCATATGACGCCTCCTAGTTTCTTATTGGTATATTAAATTCCACATCTACATTGTAAGTTCCTGCTACGTCTATTGTGAATTTAAGGTAATAATGTGTCGATAAAGCCTCAGGTACCAATTGTAACTCAGTTGGACTACCTGGTAATAAGCATTCCCACATCGAATTTGCACCCGATACAATATAAGGAACGTTTCTTAAATTACCGAAGTTAACATCTGTAGATAGAGGAGTAAAGAATGACATAACTTCTTTATCTGTTGAGCCTGATCCCTGGTTAGCGAACTTGATATTATGCCATCCAGATATAGAGCTACTAGAACTTAGCTTTATATTGTATTTAATAGGCGCATAAATATCAGCATCTTCTGGTAAATAAGGATACTGTACTGTGTTATTCATATCAGCAAAAAAGCTACCATTAGCCGATATAGTCCTATTCGTAAATGATCTAACTACTCTGTAATACCAAGGAGATACTGGCTTGAGTGTTAAGTCAACCAATATACCCTGATACTGCTTATCTACTTCTGTCCACTGTATATCTGTTACAACGACATCTCTATATCTAGACAATACTCCGTCGGGGTTAATTTCTTCTGAGGATTCAGTTGGAACGTCCCATCTTAATACTAAATCAGGAATAGTTCTTGATGCAATGCCTCTACGGTCAAAGTCAGTACTAGACCATTGTGATACTTTAAGCTTAGCTAAGAACTGAGTTAAAGCATCATAAGTAGTCGTTCCTGTATCATAATCACCGTAGCTATCAGTGGCATAGTTAATAAGAATTTTAAGGTTAATATCCTTTTCCTTTATTTTTCTTGTAACTATGCCAGAAGAGCTAACATTAACATCATAACTGAAACCCAGATCAGACATGTCCAACAGTATATGAGCTGGATCGTTAAAATCTAATACTGTTGGACCGTCACTTTCTGGTATTGAAAAGTTGATTAGAGATATCTTTCTGATACTATTGCTACCGCTTAAAGGAATATAATTGTTTACGTTTGTAGGTAAACCAACCATATTAGTACCTCCTCATCAAGTATCTCTCCAAATCACGTCCTACGCTGAAGCCGTTGTTAGCATCAGTTTCATTGACTGTGATATTATATGTGTCACCAAAGCCTGTTGCGTCCGTACCCGCGAATGCGTACTGAGCAGACATGCTAAGGCTCTTGTTTCTGTTAAACATATCTGATGTTCTACGTGCAGCACTCTCAACATTTGAAAGATCTACTTCAGGAGTTATAGTGATAACGCCATCATTAAATCCGTCATAGCTAAGATCTGTAAATGCCTCCGAAATATCCTCGGCTACTGTACGAGCTGATTCTACAGCCACAGTTCCTTCACGTACTAAACCGTTGTTAAGACCCATGCCGAAGAAAGCACCAATCTCATCAGCTACTCTAGAAGGTGAATGTTCGTTCCATGATCTACGGAACATATTAGAGATACTATTCGCAATACTTCTAGCAGAATCTATGATACCGCCTGAACGATTAGCTTCTCTATTCATACCATTCTGAGCACCCTGAATCAAGTATGCACCACCCTGATCCATACTATCTTGTGCTTCTTTACTCGACATACCAGCCTTAACATTAGAAGCAATTTCTTTACCAGATTTGTTAGCAGAGTCTTTAACGTCTCTACCCTGATAATATGCTTCAACTTCTTTAGCTGCGTATGCAACCATTTCTGGTCTCTGTGTACGTAGTTGTGCCTGCTGCTGAGCATTGAACTCTTCAATATCAGCTTTACCAGATTCCCCGAATGTGTTCTTAATTGTCTCACTTGACAATAATGCACCAGTATCAATTCCTGCTGCTTCCAACTGAGCCTGCAATTCTGGATTAGCATCAAACATCTGCTGGTAGTAAGCACCCATATCCGCCATTCCCGATGCTGTGAATGCACTTAATACATTCTCGCTTCCGAGCATACCACCATTACTAATACCGAACTGCTCCATAAGAGACTGCATCTCAGGAGACATAAACGCACTACTATATGCTGTTGAATTAGAAATACCTGCTCTATTGTATACAGACTGAACTTCCTCAGATGCAAGCGAGTTACCTGCCTGAGTACCCATCTGTAATCCAAACTGAGCTAAAATATCCTCGCTAGAGATAAGACCCTGACCATATGAGTCAGCAGCATCTTTTCCCTTGCTGAATATTGAGTATTTGCCCTCATCTGCCTTCTTTTCCATTCCTGTGAATACTGCATTCATAGCGAATTCACCAGCATCACTGTATTCGTTAATCTTTCCCTGAACAGCTTTAACTAATTCAGTAGCTAATCCTTGTGATACAGGCATGATCTTATCAGCCGTTGTCTCACCAAGAAATGATTCGATTAACATATGTGCAAGAGATCTACCTACGTGTCCCATTGCTGTAATAATGCCTGATGATTCCTGAAGCATATCACCGAGTGTATATAAGTCGGCAGTAATTGCTGCAAGTAATAAAGGTCCATACTTAGTTAAGTCTAATGTAAGCTGAGCTACACCGGCGGCAATGTATTTGTCTGTAGCAGCTATTATCTGAGGAACTGTTACTGCTAATGCACCAATTGTCTCAGCTGCAGTTGCTGCTAATTGAACAGCTACTTGATCCCTGATTGATTTGAATCCAACGATAAGGTTAACCATACCCTTGATGATTCCTTCAGGTATCTTGACTGCCATCCATTCTAAAATATCCTCGCCCTTAGCCTTTAGGGTTTCGGTATCGATAGTAGTGAACTTCTGCATTGCGTCTACAAGTAAATCTATTGACTTACCGAATGCTAATGCGGCAACGCCAGCTTCTAATGCTGCAGCACCTACTGCTACCCATACTCCTGCTAGTACAGCTATTGCACCAAGGAATATAGCACCGTACTGTTGAGCTGCAGCTGCACCTGCGGCTACTACTACCATAGCACCAAATACAATACCGAGTGTGCTTATCATAGAATCGAATGCTTCTAATGAAGCGTTTATCTGTTCTGGGCTAGCGTCTACAGTTGCTGCTGCAAATAGAGCTAATGCTGCTACTACAGCTGCCATAGAACCAACCAAGAATACTAAGCCAGCGACGTTCAGAGTTACGCCACCGTTAAGGAACTTGTTTATAGCAGAGAACGCAGTAAGTGTTAGAATCATTTCACCTAACACAATAGCTAATTCGCCCAATGCTGTTTTAATTTTATCTGAACCTATTAATGCAAATGCTGCTGTTACTAAACCTAATGCTAGTATTAAGTCACCGAATTGATCTGCTGTAGCTGCTAATGTAGCTAAGCCAGGTATTAATCCTGTCTGTGTACATATCTGTGCACAACCAGCTGCTGACCACATGAGTGCTTCAATCATAGCAAAGATTCCAACGAGTTGTAATAATGCATTTCCTGCTGTAGGCAAATAGCTAATCAAAGCTAATTCACCAAGTACTATACCCATTGTAGAGAATAAATGCTTAACGACTAGCAATACAGCGGCTGCCTGTAATACTCCTGTACCACTAGCACCTATCTTAGCTGAGAATCCCATAATAGTTGTAACAAGTAGTTCAATCATTCCCCAAATAGCTAAGAGATCCATCATAGCTGTTCTAGTATTGTCGCCTAAGAACTTTTCTAGTAACGTGAGCTCTGCAAGTGTAAGAGCCATTGTCTTGAATAATTTGCCTATAGCTGCTAATACAACATACATAACAGCCCATTCGATGCCTGTCATCATTCCAGCCATCATTTTACCAGCTGCAGTTAATGTAATTTCAGCAGTACCTATTATAAGAGCAAAATATCCGAATATCTGGAGTAACTGGCTTGAATCCATTTCTCCCCATTCCTTAGCTAAGAGTGTTAAGGCAGCTACACAAAGTGTCATGTTCTTAATCATAGAACCAAATCCAATACAAGCAGCTGCAATAGCAACAGAATCTAATGCTTGCATTGAACCAGCAAATGACATAGCCTTGTCCATAATCAAAGCTAAAACTCCAAATAATGATAACACAACCATAGCATTACCCATAACATCTACGCCAAGGTAATCTAATCCTGCAAATATAGCAACAGCACCTACTATAATACCAAATGTAATGCCTATCTGTTTCCATTTAGTAGCAAATGATTCGGCTGCTAGTTTGTCAGAATAACTATTAAGTGTCTTAACAATGCCTCCTAATACGTTGTTTAATGTTTTAGGTATCTCAGTCCAAGGATCAAACTTCTTTATTAAAGAAGCACCATTGTCAACGAAGTTCTTAAATGCCTCTGCTAGAGTTTTAAGTACTTTAACAACAGCTAAACCACCAAATAGTTTAAGCCATCGTGCAATGCCATCTTCATTAATATCAATGTCTTTAACATATTCCCAATAAGTTGAGAATTTAGATTTAAGTTTCTCCCAGAATGACAGCTGTTCTTCTACATCAGCAGGCATTGTGTCGTCTAATGATAATGTCTGCATCTTAACAGTCTGTACGTTAGGGCCTGAGAATGCCTTCTTAATTGTATGCACTGACTTCTCTATTCTAACTGATGCATCTTCTACGTCCTTTGATCCCTTTGTAAAGAAATCAAATACTTTCTTAAGCGCATCTAACTTGAATGGCTCAGTATCATCTAAACCGAGCTGTTCTTTGAGGTCAGTAAATGTATTTCCAAAGAATCCTGTTGATGAAATTCTATGCCAGAATGATACAAATGTTTCAGCTAGAGATTCTAACAGGTTCTTAATTGTCTCCAAAATATCCTCGCCAAACTCGAATTGACCCCATATCTGCTGCATGTCTGATACAAACTGAGATACATCAGGACGCCAGAATGCAATGTCCTGTAATTTGGCTAAAATATCCTCGAACTTAAAGTCAAATAGTCCTTCAAGTGCGGGAAGCAAATCTTCTTTAATAAAAGTACTGAATCGTGTCCAGTCACCTTCATGTACTGCTTCCCAACAATCGTTCCATTCAGTTTTAAGTCCTTTAAGTACTTCTATTACGTCGAATAATTTTACATCAAGGCCTAATATGCTATCTGTGAGGTACTCAACGAATGAACCTGATTCAGATTTAGCATTTATTTCTTGAATCCAATTAATGAAACGTGTGTGAACATCGTCAACAGCCTCTCCTAAGCCAGACATTCCTTCTTTTACTATTCCAATAGCTTCAAGATAATCCTCCATTGCTTTCCATATTGAATTGAAAGCCTTTCCAATAAATCCTGAGTTAACAGCGAATTCCGTTAAATCAAGAAACGCGTATGCTATTGCACCAATATCAGAAACAATATCTGTTAAAGGTCCTTTACTGAGTTCACTAATCTTATCGCCTATCTTTCCAATTGAACCAAACAATCTATTTGATAGAGCATAAGCTATATCGCCAAGTTTCATGGCTACTTGGCCTAAGCCTTCGCTATTTACACTTCCTAATTCTCTGAATCCATTGAGTAAACGAGCAATACCGTCGAATGCTACACCAACAGCATCACCTAATCGCTCGAATACGTCCGTAGCCGTGTTGCCTTCTTTTATATCATCTAAAGTATGACGAAGTGCTGTGGCTATCTCCAGAGACTTTTTCCATATGTCATAGCCTGTTATTTCTTTAAAGTTAGGTGCAAGACCCGACATGAATGCATTCTTAAGTTCTCCTACTATCTTCAGCATATTAGTAAGAATACTGTATGCCTGTCCAGATCCACCTAAATCATTAAAGTCTTCTATTAACTGGTTTCGTGCTTCTCCACCTAAATCCCAATACTCTGTTAATGTGTCCTTAAGTCCTTTGAACAACTTTGTAGCAACATCAAGGTCACCTATTACGTTTCTCCATGTTTGCTGCCAACCTGAACCCATTTCTTCTTTAACGTTGTCTAGGAATTCTGAGAAAGTCTTAAGCTGAGTAGCTGCTTTCATATATACAGGGTTCTCAGCGAACTCTTTAAATGTAGCTAGCATTACATCCTTATCAAATCCCTTGAAAGCATCTTTGCCAGAGATAGCTTCACGGAACCATCCTGATAGATTACCTTCAGCAGCTGATGCCATAGCTTCGGCATATTGTTCCCCAGACATCTTTCCAAGTGCGTATGCTTGATCTACGAATACTTTAACGAACTGTTGTCCGTTCATACCCTTAGAGTTTTCAATTGATTTCCAGTCAATAAGCTGTAAATATCCTTTTGAGAAAGCCTGGCCTATATTATATATGATACGAGACATATCTGATGCAGGAGCACCTACAGCAGCCATCCAGTTCGCAATACCTTCCATTGATATTTCCATTTCATCCAATGAAGCACCTGAAGCAGCGAACATAGAAAGGTTACGTGTCATATCAGCAAATGAATACTTTGTCTTATCTGCGTATGCATTCAATTTATCGAACATATTATTAATTTCTTCGGTAGATTTACCTGTTAATACGCTCATACTTTGCATCGATTCCATAAGCAAGTTGTATTCGGCCAAACCATCTTTCATTGCACCGAGAGTCGTTGCATCAATTAAAGCTGTAGCAGCTTTCTCGGCTAAGTTGACGAATCCATCGGCTACCTTTTTGATAACCTCTTCGCAGAATGTTCCCCAAGCTGAGAAACGTGATTCTAAGTGTGATAAACTATCTGCTACTTCACCAGCACTTTCAGTTCCTTGTCTACCAAGGTTAATCAATGCTTTTTCAGCAGCACTAAAATCAGCACCTGTAGCGGTCTTGGAGAGCGTTCTGTCTAAATCGTCAAGCTGTTTCATTGTGTCATCACAATTCTTGGCGAATTTCGCGTTGTCAAATTGCATCTCAACAACACGACTGTCTATTACATGAGACATAGACTCTGAACCTCCTTCGTAAAGTCATTTAAAATATCCTCGAATATAGGTGCCAAGGCAGGATTAATGTAATCAATGCCTTCGACCCAACCGCCAGTGCCTGTAGCGTGTCCATATTGTAGTATCACCGCCACTTTACACCATCCATCGACAACATTATCATTGTCCCAGACAATACGCACACCAGTATCATGGCCTTTCGAGTCCGTTTCGTGCTCAACTTTATAGAACCATGAACTGGCGGTCTTGCCTGTATCTACTGGAGTAACAGCGGCCAAAGCTTCGACACCTCTTTTTCCGTAATGGTCAAAGTCAAGAAGGTCTCTCTGTAAGAAGAATTGTAATCCTTCTAGATAAGAATGCGTCTTCTTGAAATTGCCTTTTACTTTATAGGTAATCTCAGCTGCCATTGTTACAACCTTTCTGCGTATTTTGCACTAATGTTAACCCAACCAGTTCCTGACTTAAGTTTACCCCAAGTCTTCAGTAGGTTGGTTTCTGTTATTGTGTATACTCCCTTTGGAGCAACACCTACTTTTGCATATATTGTTCCAGCACCTTTTCTGATGTTCATTTCCTCTTTAAGTCTTACCTTAAATGAACCATCATCTACTGGTTTTGTTTCTACTGCTGGCTTAATATCTGGTACGTACGTAGCCACTGGTGTGACCTGTTTAGCCTTAGCAAGCTTGTCGCATGTATCTAGGAAGAGCTCCCACTGTAATTCGTTGTGTACGAACGGTGCAGGACATATCTTACCAGTTACGTCATAATGTCTAATAACGTGGTCGATATTAATGTTGTACTTCTTCATAAGCTCAGCTACGAACTGACAAGCAGAGTTGATTGTTTCTACTGTGAAATACCAATCCTTATCTGTAGCGTTCTTAGTAGCTAAACTTAACTTGTTACAGCAAAGCTCAACTCCAATAGAGTTACTGTTTCTAGCTTCTTTATGCTTGTATTTCTTTGCACCACAATGCCATGCAGTGTAATTTTCAGGAACTGATGACACTATTTCACCGTTCAAACCAACGAAATAATGTGCAGAGGCTCCTCTATTAGCTGTCTGGAAGTATTTACCGTTAGCTTCGGCTGTTCCGCCTGCACTAGCTGTATAATGTATTACAATGTACTGTGTTTTGGTTCTAACTCCACCATAATTTGATGAGTGCGGTAAAATAGTTTTCATTAAAGTCACCTATCCTTTCGTATTCCATAGAGCTCGTCTACGTGCATTCTCTTCTCTTCTAGACTTAGCCATGTCTTGTTTAGATCTCTTCTCAGGCGGTGTATTCTTATATGAAGTAAGCTCTATTAACTTCATTAATCTATTCAAATGCCATCTCTCAGCATCCCAAGGAATCTGATTTTGATTCATCCAATAGTATATAAGTTCATTTGTAATGACTTCTGTGCTATTAGATCCTGATGATGGCAAACTAGGTGTCGCAGTCATAGGGTCATGAATGTAATCATTTACCTCTAGAATGTTACCTGGCGATAGATGCCTGAAAATATCCTCGTTAACACCCTTACTAATTAACATACATTTACCAATATAGTATATTAATTGCTCATCTGTTAACCTTGTACCAATAAATGGTATATGATAATGAGATTCAAATTTAGCTATTGAAAGAAGGGAATGCTCCAGCTGGACGTCTGCGCCCCGAGTGTAGATAAACTCTTCCTTTCCCTGGTCCCACTGTTCGTAGTCCGGTATGTGTAACTGAAGCATTCATGATCACCTCCTTCTAATGCCACAGATTGGCGTTATTAGGAATTAATAGCCTGTAATTTAACCTGATAATCAGGGCTCTTCTTAACTTCTTCGATCAAATGCTTAGGGAATATACCATTTACGAACTTTGATGCTGCATCTGCGTCCATTACGAACTTCATGTAAAGAGCGGAATAAGCACTAGTTGACTTAAAGTCGTTCAAAATATCCTCGCTCTTACGGAAGTGCATACCGTCCTCAGACTTAACACCGTATGAAAGGTCAATAAGACCTGTAAATAATCTAATTAATTCTTTAACATCCTTTGTATTAATAAGCTTCTGTAATCTTTCAGCATAAGAACCATCTGGTGAAAGCTCCATCTGCATGATTTCAGCTTCTGTAATGTTGAAATAAGCGTCTACTGTTATGTCAACGCCATTAAAGTTTTCGCAAGTAATTGTCTCTTTGTACATATTTACCTCCTATAATCTAACGTCAATAAGTTTTCTTCCGCCAGGCAGCTTACTGTATAATACAATGACAGGACTCTTTGTTGAAGAAGGTCTTAATCCCTTTAATTCAGCGTATTCTTCATAAGCGAGCGTTGAAGCAGCACTTACGTATACCTGCTCATGCTCAGATACTTTAGAATTTCTTGTATCAATCTTGTAATCCATTGTTCTGAATGTCAATGACTGATGAGTATGTCCTGTAAGAATGATATCTGCATCTATTATACTTCCACGGCGCTGAAGTCCATTAGCCTTAGCACCCATTGTCATGCCACCTTGTCCATCTCCGTGTGTCATATACATTGTGTATACTGTTTTATTAGCATGATTCTTGCCTTGTTTAACATTGTGGCCGAATTTAATGCATAAAGCACATGCACAATAATCGTATTTATCTTCGCATATTAACTCTCTAGCTAGAAACCATGTTAAATCTGTTCCATCCTGTCTGTAACTACGTCTTTCGTGGTTACCAGCTGTTATAGCTAGGATCTTATCCTTTATAGGCTCAAACAATGAACATGCTAATTTCATTTGCTCCATAGGAGAAAGTGGTTCATCGTATACATCACCTACACTGGTCTTAGTTGTGTTGTTAACAATATCGCCAAGAAGAACACAGTACACGTTCTTTTCATTCTTAACTCTCTCTATTCTTTCATTAATAAGAGACATATTGCACTTTCTAGATCCTATGTGTAAATCTGAGAAGATTTCAATTTCTATTGTATCAAGCTTCTCAGGCAAATCTGCTGTAATTAGCTTCATTTTGTATACCTCCTATAAAATATCCTCGAGGGGAATATGAATTGTTTTTCAGAAAATTCCCCCCGGGGAAAATTTGGAATTCGAAACTAGAAAATATCCTCAGAATCGAATTCACTTTTTTATAAATTATGCGTTTACGATAGCATAAATCTCAGCAAGTGTAGGCATCTTACCTGTTGATCCTGTACCAGAACCAGCAGCGTCTGCTCCGAAGAGAAGCTCCTCAAGATCCTCTACCTGTGAATCTGTAAGCTTAGAACAGTCGAGTGTTACTTCAGCTGTTGTGTATTCCTTGCTGTTAACTGTCTCTTTGATAGGTGTTGTATCGAACTCCCATGAGAATGTGTTAGCTTCTGGGCTGTCGTTAACAGTCTTATAAGCCTTCTCTGAAGGAGAAATTGAACAACCATAGAAGAGATGGTACTTGTAGTTCTTTCCTGAACCAGCTGGAACACCGTCGCCACCGATCCATGATCTGTAAACGAAACCGAATGATCCTCTAGCCTGCTGTCCTACGAAGAAACCATCAGCAACTTCTGCTGTACCATCGAGCTCAGCAACTTCGTCTGGATAGCAGTAAGCTTCAATTGTACCCTTAACTGTTTCTGCTGATCTGAATGAAGCAAACTTAATGTTATCTGCATAAATATCTGTTGACTCAGCGCCTTCTGGTGAATGAGTAACAGCTGTAAGTCCTGACCAAGCTACAGGTGATCCGTATGATCCTGATGCTACAGGGTATACAGTACCACGGTCTGTACCTGTTTCATATCTCTTATCTGCTGTCTGATCCCACTTAATTCTAGACATAATTTAATACCTCCTTAATAATAGACAGTATAAACATGATGATGCAATCCTTGATAAACATTATGTCTATCGTAACGACAATATGGCATAGAATCGAGCAGTTTATCTACCATAGGATCGTCTGGATTTGGTGTGATATACGTGAGCTCATAACGTGTATCAGTTATAAAATGTTTATTGTCTGCGGGTTTATTTAGTATCTTATCGAGCTCGTACTTGATGCATGGATAATCCATCTTCAAGTTCTCTGGAGGATTGTGGTAGACTCTGCGTGAACCTAAAATATCCTCGAGCTTTGCTTGTAGTTCAAGTCTATTCTTCCGCATGATACAAACCTCCTAACGTTAAAATTATATGTGGATACTCCTCGTCTATAAGTGTTACCTTCCACTTATTGTTTCTCCACTTAACGTATCGTAATTCATCAAACGAGTGATCGTCGAACACTCTGCTACGCGGTACTCTGATACGGTTTGCTATAGATACGCCCACATTATAAGGGTGATCAGATACATAAGTATCGTCACCCTTTATGTGAGACTGTAGTACATCACCGTAAACCTGGTATTCCTTAATAGTAGGAAGCCAGTTTCCTGAGCCCACAGGATTCTCTTCCGTAACTGCGTAGCCTAACTTTCCTGCGAACTTCATAGTTTAATCTCCTTATACGAATTCGAAGTAATCACAACTTATTTCAATAGAGAAATTCTTTTTACCATTAGGGTTAGGTGATGCAGTAAGAGTCGTAAATTTAACAGAAATTGGTCCAGCGTAGTACGGTCTTTCTACACCATCAGGGCACTCAATTGTACCTGCTGGCTCTGGGAAACCGTTGAAATGCATTACAGGAGCATTTGCGGTTCCATTTTCTGTTGTTCTTATGGTCGAGTTACATGAGTCTACGGTCCAAGCGCATCCTAAAGTCACTTGCTGCCAGTCACTATTACTAACGCATGACAATCTATATTGAGTGCTAGAAAATGCATAGAATTTTCCTTCTTCACCGAATGTACGTGTTATTGTGTTGCCTGCGGCATTCGCAATGGTGTTGCCATTATCTGCCATATTCGCAAAGTCAGGATAAGTGTTTCTCTGTGCTATAGTAGATTTAGTACTTAACAAGCCATCGCCTTCAGTCATTAATTTGTGCGTTGCAGTATTATTAACTGGAGTAGGACCACTAGAATCCTTCTTATCGAACTCTGTAGCTTTCCAATCATCAGTGTCAGTCATAGTCCATTTATGGCCTCTGCTAGTCGTAGAACTCCAGTTTGAAGGAACTGTATAGAATGTTACAGTATCTTCTGTGAAGTCTGCGGATGGAGTAACAACACCAATATGTGTACAATCGTCAAGAGTCTTGACATTCTCGTTCAAGTATGCCATTAACTCAGATTCCTGAACTGTAGAAATAGTACCTCCACTAGATGTTAACATGTATGCGATACAGTAGTTAGCGTAGTTGTCCATGTAATCTGTGTTCTCATAATCGACCATAACCAGGCCATCGACAACATCTGATAAGTCTACTGTACAGATTGTGTTATCAGTATCGTTGTAAACGTATACTTCGTCTCCGTCAATACCAAGCATGTATCCTTTGCCATCCCCAAGAGGGTATACTCTGTTCATCCACTCATCCTTGAATACTGATAACTCGTTGAAGTTGTTTCTTGGAAGAGTATCATTAATAGTAATTCCCTGTGGATAGCTTCTGAGAGTAAGGTATGGCTGGTAGTCTGCCCATAATGTATCTGTAACATCTTTCTTAGAAAGTACTTCTTTAGGTTCTGAGTCAGCGTCGTAAACAACCTGGTATACATGAACACCGTCAGATACATAAGCTACATCGCTTCCTGTGAACGGGCCTTCTGTCATAACCATAGGCGTAGACATACCCTTAGCCACTACTTCTAATCCGTAGTATGTACCAGATACTGCATATGGAAGACCTCCAACGAATGCTTCACTAGAATCGAGCCATGTAACAAATGCTTCGTCTGTGTAAAGAGATGTAACATCTTCCTTAGTTACCTTGTACAATGGGTATTCTGTAGATGGATAAGTAATAGTACACTTGTAGTACTTCTCATCTGAAGGATCATAAACGATATGCTTCTTGAATCCCGTCGTATCAATTAATGTAGATACAATACCTACATGGTTGTATACTGAACATGTCTGACCAAGTCCTTTAGGCTTATTATTAGCATCGAGTTCTGTTGAAAGATTATCAAGCCAGATACCGAACTTGTGATCGAAGAAGTCTTCTTCAGTGATATCAAGTTCTCTTGCATATACATTAAGAAGCGTTGTCTCGTTCTCGTATATACTATCGTATGCTTTAGCTCCTACGAACTCTCCGTCCTCATACTTAGTAGCAATTGTCCAAGTACATGTATCATCTATTGTATACTTACCATCAATACTGTAGCCATTGAGTAACTCTGTATGAACAACGCCATTCTTAATCTGAGTAGCAAGTTCATGCATATATACCTGAGCTGCTGTACATCCATGGAATGTATAAGTCTTAGCTCCACTAGTTGCATCGGTATTAATTACATAGTTACCGAATCTTACGCCAGTTCCTGTAGGATTAGAAATAATTCTATCGCCATCTGTAACTGATACATATGTATGTTCTACACCATCGTATACATACTTTGTAGCAAGGTTACCATAGTTCTCTGCCCATACACAGAACATATGATCTGAGTAATCAGCTGTACCGATACCAACAAGTGATCTATCGTAAGCTAATAAGTCGGGGAAGTTAACGTTATCCATTGTGTATGTATATGTGATGATGTCATCCTCAGAAAGCAGGATAACTCTAGCTGGTAAGTCTTCTGTTTCTTCGAGAGCCTTAGTGATACAGTTCTTCTTATGGTTAATTTCGAACTCTACATTAAGAGTAGCATCATCTATAGCTGCCTTAATCTGCTTAGCTACTAAGTCATTCTTAAGGTCTGCTGAACAATCCTGACAGGTTACTACTGCGTCAAGATTAGTTTCGTCTATAGATTCTACTATATATAAGTAACCATGATTAAGAATACCTGCTTCATCATCCCACTCGAAACAGTAATATCCGCCTACATTATCATCTGTAGTGAAGTACGTTGAATCTTTATACTTAAGTCTCTGGAATCTGTCGTTAGTTTCTCCAACTTCATTCTCAGAGAGCCACTTAGCAATAATGTAAGCTTCTGTAGCAACTTTTTCATCGATTTCTGCATCAAGGAAGTCATAATCTAAGTCATACTCAATCTTAAAGTATGTATTAGTATCTTCTCTGATACCAAGTGTAACACCTGGTTCTGCGTTATCGATCTTATAAATGTCGTCAATAAGAGCGCCTTCAGCTGCATCTCTGAATTTGATTGCAAGTCTGTAGTCATCTGTAGGAACTCTGTTCTCTACTACCCACTTATAGCCACTTGGAGAGTATACAAGGTGAGCTATTAATCTACCCTGAAGGTTATAAGGTGTTGCTGCTGAAGTAGACCAACCAATCTGCTGGTTAGTCTGAAGATCTGCGTCTGATATCTCGACAATTCTTTCTTCCAAAATATCCTCGAGGAGCTCTTCGACCTCTTCTACATACACCTTCATAGTAGCATATTCACAGTTGTGGTTGAGCCAATACTCAACGAACTCCTGTTCTGTGTATTTTGTGAATGAGTAAATCTGACTCTCTTCACGATGTGGCTCTATAATATAGATGCTACCGTCGCTCTTCTTAATTTTACCGTATGTCTGTCCGTCCAATTCAAATGTTCTCTCAAACTCATAATCATCTAGCTCAAATCCCCATCTGGTTGTTAAGTCAAGACTGCTACGAATACCAAGAGCCCACTCTGTGTATACGTGATCGAGAACCTGTTCATATGTTAAATCATAATGAACACTATTTTCAGATCCTAAAGGATGCTCAGATGCATTATATAAGTCATCTTCGTAGTTCTTAACTGAGAACCACTGGTCATCAAATCTGAACAAGTAGTCATCATCATTTGTAAGGTTCTCTTCATACCATACATATTCACCTGTATATGGAACATACATTCTTTCGTAGTTACAATACGTCCAGAATGCATGACCTGCTGCAAGAGCCTTCTCTGCATTTGTAAGGTCAAGGAAGTCAATAACGTCAATAATGTCATTAACTTCTGCATTTGAACCTACTCCGTCCCAAGCGAACTCTACCTTCTGTATAATAGGAGCATCAATGTGCTCTGCTTCTGGGTAAAGTATTGGGTCCATAGGCCTACGAACCATATAAATAACTGAAGTTGTTGGCTTAATGTTATATGTATTACCATCGCAGTCTGCGTGAAGTAATCCATCAGCATAAATCTTGCCATCTTCATCAAATGTACCGTTAGCTCCTTCTCCACACCACTGCATGAATGCATCACTGTATTCAATAAGTTCCTTGGTGTAAGACCAGATATGGTACTGTTCGTCCATAGTACATGTAATCTTATAAACCTCATCTGGATGTCCCTTAATAGGGTTCTCATCTGCCATTACATAGAATACATCTCCGCTATAGGCATGTCTCTTAAACTTGTAAGGTCTATAATTAAGAAGGAATTCATCTCCAGTTTCACGAATCTTTGTTCCACCGAATGTCATTCCATTACCATCTGCATCCTCAAGTCCCCACTTAACAAACATATGGTCAGCATACTGCTGCTGTGTCATAGTTTTCTTTAGTGAGTACTGACCTAAGAAAGCTGATGTACTAATTAATTCATTGTATCTGAATCCTGCTAATGCATAAATTGTATTCTGATACTTAACAATATAACAATCATACCACTGATTATCCAAGCACTTAGTTCCATCTGCAAGCATATCATCTATTTCTGCTTTCTTGCATAACCAAGTACCAATACCAAGATGATAAAGTTTCTGTTCGTCTGCGTCAAATGTAGTTACCTTTTCATACTCTGCATAACCTCTGTTAATACAGTCATCTTTATAGTAAGCAAAGTCATAATCTGGATCATCAGTGTCTATTTCCATGTCCTCAAGATAATCTGCTTTGAGATCATCAGATATGGTTACTTTGTAGATGTCAACATTCTTTGTTGATATATTATACAAAGCGGCCATATCGCCTTCCAACTGGAAGTCTGCACGGATGCCGTCGTCTAACGTGTCACCTGCTAATAAACAGAAGTGTCCTTCGACATCATTCCACACACCAAACTGAGCTGCTCTGTTAATATATTCAACAAAGTAGTCAATCGGGTCAGCTCTTCTGACATAATGATCTTCTAATCCATTCTGAGTAATGGTATACAGTCTAGCATGGGTGCCATCTGTATACTCAACTTCCCAAGCTTTATCAATTGTTGGGTCATCCTGTTCTTCCTCGGTCATTAAAGCTGTTACTGCGAATCTGATTGTCTTATTACCAGTGATAAAATTCTTCACGTAAGGGGAATTCCAACCATATTCTTCCCACAATGTATCAAATTTCTCGTGATATTCTACCTGGTGTTCGTCTGTGAAAGGTACTTCTTTAGTCACAATACCAGAGGTATTGACTTTATCGTATTTCCTGCTCTTAGTCGGCATTATGTACCTCCATATAAAATTATATCAGTTGAATTCTAATTTAATAGTCTTCAACGATGCCTTAAGTTAAGGAACATAAATGGCGCCAATCTCTAAAAAACTGACGCCATTTTGATAGTTCCCTCAATTCAACTAAGGCTCGTCGTCAAAGAACAAGTGAATGACCCTTGTTGCTGGGTCTTTGATTCCATAAACTCCCTTCGTATAGAAAGCAGTGTTAGTAATCAATTCCTTAGCTGAATTAAATGTAAGTTTCATAGTATCACTATTTCTAGTTAATACATAGGCTGTATACTTATCTTCTGTATCATCATAAGTCCATCCTATTGATTCAATGTATGGTTTCTGGCCAATCTCATAGACTGGTAGCCAATCCCAGTTTTCTATATACTGCCATTCATGTGCGTTTTCGTCTACTGCGACTAATACGTGTGGAGTGGACTTAGGCATATAGTCTGAATACAATTGATCAGGATTTGTGTCGTGAGCATACTTAATGAAGTATACGGTATTCTTTGCAGAGTACTCACTTGTATAAGTATACTTAGCGATAATGGTCTTATTGTCTACAGGATTTAGATAATGGTCTGGTCCGAAACCAGTTACTTCCATCCAAGCATTATCTGCCTGATAAGGTTCAACTTGCTCGAAGTAGTCGTCCTCTCTATCACCGACAGGATCTACTACTGCCTTATACCAGTAGTTGTTTCTCTCGAAGTATGAGATTTCTTCTTCATCAGAATAGAATCCATCCTCTACTAAGAAACCTGGGAATGATGTGTGTTTATGACTTCTTAGACAAGCTTTGTATCTTATCCAGTCTGTCATAAATCTATCAGCATCATATGTAAGGTTCTCAGCAACATTCATGAATGCATCCAACTTGTGGAATTCGAATGTGCCATCGCCATTACCCCAGTAAGCTAATTGAGTAGCACCACCATCATCTGGGTTATCGAATATTAAGACATATCCATAAAGTTCACGGTCGCTATGAGTGACAGGGTCGACTCTAACGCCGTCTATGGTTCATACTTGCTCTTCGATTACGATAGCGCCTTTGTACTTAGTCATCATACCTGAGAGACGTGTCTCCATAAGGTACTTATACTGGTTGAAGTCGATATCAAAGTCATCGAATGAAGCAACATTACCACCCTTGTTTGTACCAACAACGTAGTCCTTAAGGTTAAGGCAAAGAGCGATAAGCTCGTGCTTAACGTCTGGATCTGTAGATGTAGCGCCTTCGATTGTGTAGCTTACGCCATGTCCAGCTGAATCTGGATCTTCAAGGAGTTCACACTCAACGATCTTAGCAACTCTAAGCTTTGAAGCGATAGCTGCTTCTGATTCGAAGATGTATCTTCCGTCAGCATCCTGAGCAAGAAGAAGTTCTGCCATAACGCCTGGGTATGTGAACATAATAGGCTGACCTGATCCCTTGTAGTACTTACGAGCCTTAACCATTGCCTCGATAAGTGCATCACACTTTGACTTAGATGTAGCAGATGTGCCGCTCCACTTTGTAGAGTTAACTGCTTCTCTAACAACGAACATGTCGTCATCCTTCCAGATAGGGATGATTCTTCTCTCATCGATCTTATCTGGATGTGAAGCTGGTCTGCCATCACCGATAAGGATAGCACGAGCGATTTCCTCGTTAAGGAGTGTTCTCATCTCGCTTCTGATCCATGCTACTACATCGAAGTCTGTGATATCAATGATGTCATCACGTTCAATCTGCTGCTTAATGTAGATTGTTGTAGCATCTGTTTCACGTCTAAGCATGTTCCATTTCTCAGGCTTCTTCTCGTTACCCTTAATGTAACCACGAGCTCTAGCCTCGTCCATAGTAATGTTAGCGTACTTTGTTCTAATCTTTGTGAATGGAACCTTTGATGTTCCGTTAAGTACTACAGATACCCAAGTCATCTCTCTTGTGATCATCTGAGGTACGTTCCACATATCCTGAACTTCAGGGAAGAGGATGCTCATAGAATCAGCTGTCTTTGAGCCACCTACATAGTAACCTGCAGCAGCATCCACAGCATCGCCGTGAGCACCACCGATTCCGCCATATGTTGATGGAAGTGATGCAACTGGTGTTACCTGGAATGGTGAAGCATAGTTAGAACCTGGTGTCTGAGCTGTTGGAGCTCCTGTAAGAGCTGTACCATCAACCATAGCACCTGTTGATAATCCAGGGTTAACAATTGAACCTACAGCATCATGCTGAAGTTCATTAGCTGATTTGTCAAGGAAATCATGGAATGCAGCATTGAATGAGCCGCACTTCTTAGCGTTTGCCATAACTTCTTCGAAAGCAGAATGTGTGAGAATAGATTCTCTCTGTACAGGTCTAGCATTAGCCTGTCCTTCAAATACGTTAGTCTTCATACAATTACCTCCTAAAACTGAGTGCTCTACTTCGCTTTCTACTGGAGCACTTTCTTCATTACCTGCAGGGGCCTCTTCTTCTGGCTCGTCGTTTACTGACTGCTCTTCTTCCTCTGCTTTAATCTGTGACATAAGGGCATCTACTAATGTCTTTTCATCGTCACCCATCTGCTCATATATAGCAAAGAAGTCTTTTTCATCTACTTCTGCTGAATGACTGACACCATTTTGATAGTTCCCTCCGTCGAACAATTCTGCACCGCTATAAATGAGAGCCTCATCGACATACTCCCTACCATCTGCTCCATGACAGAACGATAAGTCATCGATTCTGGCTCCAGGGTTAGCACCTGCTAATACTAGCGATACTTCTCTGATTGCTCCATGCAATACTTCTTTGCCCTTCTGGACAAGCTTTCCTGCATGAATTGATAATGCGTTAATGTCGCCACTCTTAACTAATTCCTTAGCTACCTTACCACTATTAGTTTCGTTAAAAGTGCAGTAACATCTTACGCCGTCCTCTGTGTCTTCAAGCAAAGCGTGACCCAATACATTGTCTACTGAGTCGTGGCCGTGCTGCCACACGAGAGGAACTGTTGCGCCATCTTGATCAGCGAATGCATGAGCTCTGATTATACGTCCATCGCTGCATTCGATGTCATTCTTTGTGGCATATCCACCGAAATCGTATTTCATTACTTTCCTCCCTTCTGTGGATTTTCGTTATTACCAAATTGGCCTCCTGGGTTCATAGGCTTCTTGTCCTCTTCTGATAAGCCGAACAAGTCTTTCTCTGTCAGCATCTGGTCTGCTCTATTAAGGTTCTTGTTTCTAAGCTCATCAGCATTAGGATCACTAACAGGCTTGAAGCCTATTATTCCACGCATCTCGTTTGACGTTAATATTTCGTTTCGAGTGAGCTTGTCGGCCATTTCCGCAATATTCTCATTTGTAGCGAGGCGGAATGGGTCATTGAAGAACTTAACTCTATGTCCCTGAGTCCTTGCCGTTTTAGTTAAGAACTTACGAGTCATTTCATCGCATACTGCTGCCATAAGAGGTTCTATTGTCCTATTATAGTAGTTAAGCATAACGTTAGGCTCTGCAGTTCCATTCATGATTTCCTCTGTTAAGCCAAGCTGAGCATAAAGCATATTAACAAGATATTCAACTTCATCCTGAAGTCCATTATCCACCGCTCTGTTGAGCTGTGTAATCTTTTCGGTAGCGTCTACGTACGCAATACCTAAGTGGGACTTCGATAGCTGCTTCTCTATGTTATTAACTCTTTCCTGAGCCTGAGCCATCTGGAGTTCTGACTTTACAGTATACGGCATCTGTAAAATCACATCTAGCTTACCAGTATATTTGCCCTCGTCATCACGATCCATAAGGGCAAGTTTTCTGTTAAGTCTGTTAACAGTACCATTCCTCAAGTTCATAACTGGATAGAATGGGTTCTCGACTATTGCTACCATTTTCTTAGGTAGCAGTACTTCTTCTTTACGGCCTGTCCACTGATTGAATAATTGCATCTTAACATGCTCTGGGAACCACTCAGTGATTTTACCAACTCTTAACTGTAAGATGTCAATTGAACCTGCGCCTTTAGTAATAGGCTGTGTATCTGTTTCAACTGGAACAATGCCGACACATCCTTCGTCGAATAAGGACATGAATACATCCTGGAAGAAAGCTCTGCCAGTCTGATCGATATTAGCCTCAAATGAAAGGCAGTTCTGCAAACCGTCTAGTACATCTTCACGATATCTCTCGTTTTCGTCAACTTTGACGTGTTTGACTGTAATAGCAGCTGCATCTACTGCGATTCGGGTATATATAGATGATAGAATAGTATCGCCATGACAGAACTTATAGCTTACTCTGTCAGGCCTAGTGTACGAACTGTAGTTTCTACGTAGTACATTAGCATCTAAAGCGGGACCAGTCGTATCAAGACCGAAAGCTCTCCAAGAATGCATAAATGCATTGGTTGCTTCTTTAAATCTTCCCATTAGTTGTCTTCCTCATCTATAATCCACGAAAGGAGGCCATCATCATACATTTTGGCTTTTATTAACTCGTTATCACTATCTGGGAATACGCTGTGGGTAACAGATACTGGCTCAGGCTTTGACTCTTCTGCGCTATCGGTCTTAGATTCTTCTCCGCCATTTGCATAGTATGCTTCCTTAGCAGTACGCTGTGCATTTGTAATAGCAGTGCTTAACCCTGATGCGAAAGCTTGACCTTTGCCGCCAGACAGTTTCTCAAGTGTCTCAAAGTTCTCTGGCGTGAATTTTCCGTCTTTCTCTAGTTCCCTAATGTACTTGGCCCACTGCTCTTTAGGCGTTCCAGATACCTTGGCGTATGTTTCGGAAATTCTATTAAGATCTTCTTCGGACATGTTATAGGTTTTCTTAGCCATAAAGTTCCTCCTTTCCTAATAATCTGACACTATTTTGATAGTTCCCTCAAACTAACCAAAGCAGTCGTCTCTGTGTAACTTGAAAGCAACCCAAGCATCCATCAGAGCTGAAACATTATCAATCTTTTGATCATAACGCTGCTTTAACAGTTTTCGGTTGCCATTAGTGTCTTCAATAGTAATACAGTTGCCCATTGTGAACTGCATTATGTTTTCATCAAAGAGAAGGAGTCTCTCTGATGCTAAGTGCTTTAGTTCTCCTAAAGGTACTGACTCTGTTCTTGCGCCCTGTATTACACGTTCTACACCATACTCGCCGTGCTCTAGGCTCCATCGCTCAATAAATTCTTTTGCGTTATATGGATCGTAGCCGACTGATCGAACATCATACTGAGAATCGATGATGTGTTGGTCTAGATCGTCGTAAACTTGCATCATATCGAGAACTGTACCAGGCATTACTATGAGGGAGCCTTCTTCTATGAACGTCTCATACTTGATTCGCTTAGAAGCAGGTAGTTTCTGCATAGTTGTCTCTGACACATAGCTTCGCGCCTTTACACCAAATTCGCCGCGTGATGTAGGGAATAAGAATGTGAACGCACAGAAGTCATCACCCATAGAAAGGTCACAGCCCATTGAACAAGGCATAGACCAGAAGTTTCTCTTCTTGTGAGGCATAGTTTCCTCGTACGTGAAGAAATACGTGTATCCTTCCATTGGGATACCAAAACGCTTTGCCAGAATATCGTTTCGAACTGAAGGGTTAGCTTCTGCTCTTTCCACGTCTTGTTGGTATACTTCATAAGATACAGTAATACCAAGATTAGGATTAGCTTTAACCCACATTTCTGGCTGTCCAACTTCACTAATGTCATCTAGCATATACCACCAGATAGAGACTTGATCAGCGTTGAAATCGCCCTTTAGGATGGATTCCAATTCCAACTTAATGTCATCTCCTGGACCATTACGTACAGTACCTTCTGATGATGTTGCAACAATGATGTAATCATCCATTTTAGAGGCACCCTGCTCGATAGCACCTACTACGTCTTCTTTTACATCACCTGATAGCCACTCGTCGATTGTAGATATGAATGGTCTCATACCCTGAAGTTTGTCAATTGACATAGGTCTAACCTCGAGTAGCGAGTTAGTCAGAAAGTTCTGTATACCTAATTTTGTTCCACACAGCTTTTGCCTAAATGCTTTAGAACCTGTAGTATTCTGTACTGATCCATGTGTCAGAAACTTGAATAGAGGTCCTTGTGCTCTTGTAATGGCAGTCTTGAAAGCTGACATAACTTCTTCAGACTGTCGCATGGTCGGTGCCGTTGTAATCTGGTGTGTTGTCCTGGAGTCTACCACAAGATAATACGCCTGAATAAACGTATCGTACATGGACTTAGCTGCACCTCTGGCTACTATTAGGTATTGCTTTTTAGTGAGTCTCTTTTTTACACGTTTTAGCTCATAGCAGTGTGTCTCTGGGTTGTACACACTTTTGTCTACGAAGTAGTACCAAGCTAATAGGTCTTCCGCCCACAGTTTAAAAGAAGGTAATACGTTAACTGATGAGCCATCGGTCTGGGTTAATTCTGTTTCTACAAAGTCAACCCAACCGTCTATGGCTTTATCATCATAGTAGTATTCAGGATTCGCAATCTTCTTATCAATCCTTTCCATCTGTTGAGCTATATGTCTACAGATAGGAATCTCTCCTCTCAGAACCGCGTCACGAAATTCACCATAGTATTTTGGTACTGCGGTGTTAGAAAGTGACATGATTTTGATTGTTCCCCCTTACTTCTTCATATAAGCATAGTAAAGCTTCGTAAAGTCTCTAATAGCTTGAGAATACTGATCTGGATTGCCATTGGTCTTCTCTGCTATCTTTTTAGCTGCCATAGTCATTGCTGCATTTCCAGCAGTAGTCAGACCCTTCTGCCCCATCTGCTTAACAACATTCTCTAAGACTTGTTGCACTTGAGACTTGTCCTGATTTACATATCTCTTTACATTTGCCTCTTCTTCTAAACGTTTTAATAGCTTACGTCTATCTTCATCTGATAAAGCTTTGATGTTCTTCGCAGCTTTCTTATCAAATTTTGCTCTAGCTTTTGCAGCTTGTGCGGCGTTTTTGTTTGTTACTTCTTTGAGAGGAACGTGACCGCCTCCGTCTTCCTCCCATTTCTTCTTTCCTCGGACTGCTTGAAGCTGACCTGTACTTCTACGGACGCCCCAATGCATACCTAGAATTCCATACTGGAGTAAATCTTCCTTCTCCAAAGTTTCATGAAATGTATCTAGCATTTAGACCTCCTTAAAATGGTGTATCTGAAAATTCTGCACTTAACAGTGAAATTGGCTTATCAAAGTTTGATATATAAGCCTGCTGCATTACAAACTTGACATACGGACCTGTGTATGTGGTAGCAGTTGCTGAATCATCTCCATCACGTAACTGAACAACTACTGTTTTAAGGTAAGAATCGTTAGGGTCAGTAGTTGAAGATATTATTTTACACTTGGCAGCATAGCCCAAGCAGCCATGAACCGATCCTACTGTACCATTATATATCTGTCCAATATCAGCGAATAACATAGTACCAGTAAAGCTAGTGTCTTTAGGCTTCCCAGTTGTATTATCAATAGCTAATGCTATTCTATTACCAACGGCTGGAGCACCCCAATCAGTTCCTCCGCTTGCTAAGAAAGTTTTCCAGTAGTCTGTTTGCGTACTCGTCAATGTATTCCAAGTTATTCCACCAAGACAATCCCATGCATTATTTAATGTTGTAGGTTTCTTCGTATATACAGTATCAAATGGCATCTTCTTATATATCTGAAGGTATGTCGGATTTGATGTAGAACCCAAATTATACATAGTGAATTCGTCTGTGTCGTATACAACAACAGAATTTAAAGTTTCTTCGTCGAGGTCCATGTATTTTATTGCAGCAGCTTTAGTTTGGGTGTATAAATCTGTATACCCGCTTAATAATAATGCTGATGGAGCCATTTCAGAGCACTGTGATGCTGAAATAGTACCATACTGAGTATTACACATTATAACCATAGATTTAGAATTTTCATCGAACTTGACTGCACACTGAGCTTTTCCTTTAGTATGAGTCACGCCATTAAATGACATACTATAAGTATGTCCTGTGCCTTCATCCCATTCTTTTACTACAACATATCCATCTTCGATTTTAACAAGTTCAGTATCTTTAGAACTTACTAAAACAGGGTCAGTATGCTCATTGGCAACTGTCATATACTGCAATGAATTATCTGTTGGACATGTGTGTGCTCCATATGGTAGATAGTATCCTGATGATGCTGTGCCATCTGTAATAAGAGAATCCATTACTTTGTTGACAGGGCCTAAGTATCCTTCACCACTATCAGTAGTATTTACTACTAAATATGTATTTCCACTATCAGTGTTCTTTGCATCAACAGTCCATACGTTTCCATTAGAATCTGTCCATGTGTCTCCAGTCTTAGAATCTGCTGTGAAAGTAGAATCACCAAAGTCTACGTCATTAGAATCTCCTGATGGATCTGGGTCTGATGAACATGTATGCTTATTGAACTCTGATATAAATGCATCATAATCGCCAACTAATGCATATGCATAATAATGGCCATTAATAACAACATACTTAACACCACTTACATCAACACTAGATCCTTTTTCACTTATAGCGAATGAACTTCCTGTCGGTTCTGTGGATTCATCATAATCGTGTACTTTATCAGTTCCTACAGTTGCTGCATCCCATTCCTCAGCATATAATCTGTTTATAGTTTTCTCTGGCTCTGGGGTAGTGCCAATCTCATAATCTGATAAATATGCATCATAATCACCAACAAAACCATAGCAATATGTAAAATCACCACTTGGACCAGTAGATACTGGTTCAGGAGTATTATCTGTGCTGCATGCTGCGTCTGTATAAAAGGCGAAATTAGCATTAGTGTATGACCATGAATCAATACCACAGTTTTGTGCCACAGCAAGAGTCATTAATTCTACTGTTGGTAATACAACATTCTTGTTTCCTGTACGAACTACGTTGTAGTTTTCAGTAGTTTCTATCACTGTATTTGAGGAATCCTTTACTGCTTTACTAAATGCACCGCTATTGAAGTCGCCAATTGCGTCACCGTTATATGACTTATTCATCTTATAAATTGAATATACATCATATGTAGGTGAATAAAGCATCAATATATTCTGTGAAGGTCCAGAGCCAAAAGTAACTCCTGTAGCACCCCATACATTAGGAGCTATTTCTATCCATGTAACAGAACCTGTTATAGTAGAAAGTGCAGCTGGAGTGTCATTTATGTTACCATGCATGGCGACAGCTGTTCCAAAGTTTCCGTCAAGAATAGCGTTTACTGTGTCTATATTAACAGCACCTTTAACACTATATGTTATGTACTTAAGGTCATCATCTTCTGGATCAGTTCCTATGGCTACTACTGTTGCTTTTTTGTCCTCCGCATACTCATCAGGGTTGTACGGAGTAACTTTTCCATCAACAACAGCAGAATTCCATTCCTCAGCAAATAATCTATCTACTGACTTTTCCCTAGCGCCACCAACAACATCTATGTAATATACCTCTTTCTGAAGCTTACATGTTGCTATATTTCTAAAGTCCATTTTCATTAGGAATGATGCTAACTTAGCAGGATCCCCTTCGCCTGTGTGACTTAATCCTAATACTCCAGTCATCATCATATACATTCCTGAAGTCGATAATGATCTAGTTACATCGAAATCTATGAACTTAAAATACTCCCATGTGTCGTCTATCTTTGGATTACTGTTGCCATAGAACGGATCTGGCGCCATTCCTGTAGGTGTTGATAATACAGGAAGCCATTCTCCTGATGCTCCAGTAGCTATAGTAACACCAGGTGTTTCTTCCTCGTACCACATGGCCATAGGATCTATATCATACCAAAATACAGTATGGAATAAGCAATCAAACCAGTCTTGCTGATCAAAATTTGCTAATACAGTACCATTTAAACTGGACATAAGAGCATCCAATTTATTATCATTCTTAGAAAATATCCTCAATGTAATCTTAGATGGATGCTCGTTATCCCAGTTAAGAAAGTCTTCGCCTTCTTCAGTATCTCCGAGGATTGCCCAGGTAAGGTTATCTTCTGTCTTTTTAAACATTAAAATTTGGTCTGCCATTCCTGGTCCTCCTTTATATTATTATGAAATAGCTAATGTTGTAAGATTAATCTTATCTCCAGCTGTCATAGCATCAAGAGCCTGTGCTAATTCATAATCATCAGTAGCTACGTTCTTCACAAGTACACAGTTATATTCGCCAGTTGCACTTACGAATACTGTATAATCGATGCGAACTTCCTTACCTTCATGATCACCATTAGCGTCAGCTAATACAACGTAGAAATATCCCTTGTCACCTTCATTAGCACATGCTGTAGCGTTCGTCTTGCTCTTAAGCTTAGAGCCAGCTAATGTAGCAACCATAGCATCAAGAGTTCCTGTGCCAGTTGTCTGAGTAGTTGGAACTGATGCATTAGCTGCTACACTAGTAACAATGTTCTTAACCCATAAGAAGTTCTTTGTGTAAGATGTTCCATTGACTGCAATTCTAGCGTCAAGAACCTCTTCCATAAACTCGAATGTGAATGTTACAGGGTTATCATCTTCATCTGTCCAAGCTCCAGCAGCTGCTGCTGTTCCTGTTGCTGTCCATGTGTATGTAGCACCATCATATGTAACAGTATCTGTTCCACCTACTGCGAAAGTTTTTACGCTCTCGATGTAATCAATCTTCTTTGCTGCCTTATATTCATCTGTAGCAGTAATTGTAATCTTAGCTACAACAGCCTTAAGATTGTTATCATCTTTTCCGTAGTAATAATCTGTCTTTGTTTCTGCATACTGACCATACTTATACGAATCAGAATTTGTATCGTCGTTGAATCCGCCGAGTGTAGCGAATGTAGCACCTGCTACAGCAACGTCGTCATCACGTATAGGTAAAGTATCAGCAAGTTTCTTATAAAACATACTCATTATAATGTACCTCCCACTGGTAAATCATCAAGTTTCTGTGCAAGCTCATAATCTGGAGTTGATATGAATTCCTTAACCCAAGCAGCTTTACGTGAGTCATCTAATTGATAATGCATGTTGAAATCCCTGTCTTTATGTTCCCCCTCAGTACATATAAACATGAATGTATCACCATCATCGTCAAGTAGAGTCCACACGTCATCTGTTGATGTAAAGGCATACACAAGAGCATTAGTCTTAAAGTAGTCTACGTCATGCGCTGATAACGGCGCCGTAGCCATTCCTTTCTTAAATGCTTCATCTGGGTGATCCTTAATAAACTTAATGATATTATACCATTCAGATGATAGTGAATCATCAGGATCATCAGGTGTAGTGTGCAAACTGAACTCCGATTTCATGAGCACTATACGCCACTCAAGTTCTTTTATTTGTCTCTCCATAGCCTCTCTCAAGACTCCAGATGTTGGAGGGTCAAAATAATCTTTAACTTTTAAGTACGTATACGTTTCTATTAACCTATATAGGTTAGCATCATCAAGATAGTCTGTCCATTTCTCATTACCTGTATGCAAATATACTCGGTAGAATGAATCAACTCCTAATTGAACTAGGAAGTTAAAGACTGTATTGATGTTTATAATTATGTCAATGTCGAAACTGTTGTCTTCATTGTCTAGACCGAGCAATTTCTTAATTGACTTTAAAATGTTGTTTTCTCCCATGCTATACCTCCCTGATATATCTTGTTAGAACCCAACCCTGTGTACCATTATGAAAACATATCTTTGAAAAGACACCTTCCCTTTCAATAATCTTATCAATTACAAACGATGATGGTAAAGTTTTCATTACCATTTTTCTATCTTCAGTTAAGATAGGGATGTCATGCTTTTCTGGATGAAGTAACATAATTCTTTTTGGCTTTGGTACCACTTTATGTTCCTTTATTGGCATTTCTCTATCCTTTCCAAGGACATGTGTCATTAGGTGTACGCTCGACTAAATCCTTCTGTAACAATTTCTCATCGCCATAATGAATTGCTTCATGTGTGGGATGGCTTACGCAAATAAGATTCTCAAGGTCTATTAGTGCACCTTTCTCTTCAACTATGTCCTCTATTGATACTGGGTTAATATGATGTACTATAACTTTGCCAGAGATAGGTCTATCTGGACAACCCATGTCTAATACGTTATCGCCATCATTGTCTCTGAGTATTACTTGATCACGAACTTTCTTCCATTTCTTCGAACGGTAAAATCCTTGATTCAAGTATCGTGCGGAACCGAATGTAGGGTCTCCGACTTTTTGACATAGCTTGAGCTTCTCGAATCTTTCTTCATATGTAAGCCCTTGCAATTCACTAGCCTTCAATGTCGTCATCCTCCGATGGAGAGTATCGAGTAAATGCAGCAATAGCATCTGCAAATAATTCGTCAGTTCTACGTTGCGATTCTATCTGTTCAGTCTTGGCTACTATAAGTTTCTTCTGTTCACCAAGAATCTGCTTCTCTAATCTCTCCTTTGTACTTCCAATTTTTAGGTAATGAGTAAGAACCTGAGAAGATGCTGTGCCATCTCGTATCTGTTGCTCTGCTCTTTCCATTGATAGAAGTACCATCTGTTCTTCTTTTTGTTCTAGCGTTTCAGCTGGTGGAAATTCTCGAGTTATTGCACGAGGTTTCTCTTTCTTCTGCATGGCCCTTCCTCCTTTCTTCATAATGTCATCGCTGAAAATATCCTCGAATCACTTTGTCTTTTCGACTCCGAGTATCGCGAATATACTCATGAGGGATTTAACGGAGAGGAAAAGATAAGAAGCCGACAAATATACTCGGAGTCCAAAAGGCAAAGTGATTTTTTCAATTTTTCCCCCGGAGAAATTTCAAAG